GCCGCCCAACGGTGCTCAAGAACCGTAAACCGATAGAGATAATCAGCGCTTGGGGTCTGCTTCACGTCAGACTCCTTGAGCCCTAGAGTGTCGCCGTAACGGGCAATCAACGCCATCATGTCACCTCGAGACCTGCCTCTCACGAGAAGCTTATCTTTGTCTGTGCGGTGGCGGACGGTTGAAAAGAAACCAAAATTAGTAAAGATCCACATGTAGTTCTACACTACACTACCGGTACACCAGATTTCACCCACCGATGATATACAATCTCACATACGATCTTATGAGCCTCAGGGTATTACTCTGATATTGTTCCACAGATATCCTCTTCCGATTATCTCGAGATATTCTCTGATTGTCCCTGAGTGACTCCTTGAGGCTAGAAGACACCCAGCCATTTCGGGACTTGACACGAGTGAAGAACCTACGGGCAAGTGAATCGCCGGCGGAAGCCGATCCAGATCTGTATTCATCAGCGAGCGACTTGAGATCCCGCATCTCGCTGGGTGAGAAGAACACCTTGAATCCAGCAGGTATTCCAGTCGAAGAAACGTAGTCGATGTACTCCAACACGTCTGCCACAGCTTGATCGCCCGACGGGTCGTCCACAGCTGCCGTGAATCGCTCGGGCATCTTGCTAGATTTACCAGAACGAACCATCACATAGAATTTTGACTGGCGACGTTGGACATCAGCATACGAACGTGACGGGATCTTGAATGTCCCCGCAGCGGGGGACGACCCAAACAACCCTTCTATCCTCGGTCCGCCGAGTGTGGAGGGAATCCGGCCACTGTCTATTTGATCCATCAAGATCTCTTCGATCTCAATCATGCTAGCTTTTGGCACCCGACCCTTAGATGCTAGCTCCCTAAACGCTAGAAGTCTCCCACGGATTGATGGGTCATTAATCACGCCATGCAGTGACTTGTGTATCTCATCTCGAGTCATGAACCTAACCCGGTCCTGGGCGGAGTTGAGGGCTCGAGCAGTTGATGCCTTCATCTCCCCACCAAACTCAACGACAGTGACATCAGAGGTGAGGGGATAGTCTATGTAATCAGGACGACGATCTCTTTGTAGGATCTCAAAATGATACTTGAGCGGTGCATCAATGGGTGGATGATATGAATTTAGCGCGCGTTCAACATCAGGGAAATAACCTCCGCTACCTTCGGAGCCCCGCTTGATCGAATAACGGATAGACCCGTCGGGATGAATGACGGCAGTGAGATGCTGACCCGCCAACTTCTCTGTGAACTCAAGAGGTGATGCCTCCCCGAGGAAGGCATCCACCACTGAGACTGCAGCCTCGGGTGTCAGATCCCTGAACCGAGGCGTGGGCATGTCAACCCTTGATGATGCCGGCAAGACGCTGCCAGCGCTCGACCATGACTTGACCGCTACGGCTTTTTGATTCAGCCTTGAAAGGAGCCTTGTAGTTGACCTCACCGGACTTTAGCGCATCGAAGACGCCCTGGGCGCCTTTGCCTGCCTTGTCGAGCTGCGGCATGTCGACGCGTGGAGGAGATCCCTCGGCGGGCTGGTTCATCTGTGAGAGGTTGTCTGCGACCTTTTCAATGATTGCTTTACGAGCCTGCTCGATCTTTTCGTCTGATTCGCCCTGAGCCTCAAGGAGCTTGCCTCTGCGGCGGGACTCTGCCTTTGTCTCTTCCTTCTCGGATGAGCCTGCAAGACCAAAGTGCTTCGAAACAGCGGGATCCGACAGGCAAGCGGAGACGTAATCATCAGACAGAATCTCGCCTGCCTCACCGCTCTGACCGACAGCCGACGTGATTAGCTTGACAAGCTCGTCCTTGCTCTTACCGAGGATGTTCATGCCGCCCGCCTTGGCCTTCGGGACAGGGCCATCGGTTGTCGCTGCGATCGCTGTCTGGACGATGGCCAGGACCGATGCAGCATCGGTCTCGGGCAGCGAGATGTCGACCGCCGCGATCACTCCCTTGGGACCAGCGACAGAGAAGAGGGAGGACCAACGGTGGTGGCCGTCGACGATGAGTTTCCCTGACTTGACGATCATGGTGTCGGCGATCTTCTGGACGCCGCCGCTGATCATCTTCTTCATGGACTTGAAGTTTGCAAGGGGGTAGGCAATGGACTTGGTCAACTCTATCTCGACCTGGGTGGGTACGAGATCGCCGATCGTTGCAGATCCTTCAGAAACTGCGGCTGCTTCATCGTCCTCGGATCCGTCGTCCCTTCCTGCATCGAGCAAAGCCCTGACTCTCTTGTCAGCTCCGGGACCATTGAGGTAAGCAACAGCAGCAGAAGGACCCTTCGAAACGTCGAGCTCGACGTCAGGTGTTTCTTCTGAGCCACCCTCTGGTTCTGGGGCTTTGTCCTCCTCTTCAAGGACAAGATCTACGTAGTGATCACGAGCCTCACGCAATGTGCGCTTTGCCGCTGCCTTCATTATCATCTTGAGTCTGTTGGGCGTGAGTGTTCGTCTCATGTCTGTCTTTCCTGCTGATCTATAGTCTATATATGTGTTGAATTAAGTTCCAATAACTACCGCGGCATATTTCTTAACGACATCAGGTAGTGCAACACTGATATGTCTCATGCCCAGCCCCAATTCTTCCAAGCGTCGAGAAGAAAGAATACAATTAGATCGCTCCTTGGTGATGAGACCTTCTCTTAAAAGATCCTCAGGAGTCGTAAATTCGCATGTGTGTGATGGATCAACGTACTGCTTATAGAGGCCCAAGAGATTTTCATGCCTCATGACACCTGGGTTCGTGGCATGAAATATACCCGTAGCCCTCTGACTAACAACTCCTTCGATAACCTTCAATAGATCTTCAACGACAGTCACTGAATTATCAGCGCTGACGATCTTCTTATACTGCACCAACTTGTCGATCAAATTCCTGGACCCAGGTAACGAGTCGATCGGCATCCTTATGCGAACGATCGAAATGTTGGGTAATTTTGATAAGATCAAATCTGCTGAATACTTGGTCCGTGCGTAAAAAGAAACGGGGTTTGCATAATCTTCTTCTCTCCACCCAACTGGATCGGGTGATCTTCCATAGAAGATACAGCCACTGCCCATGTGAAGTAGGTAAAGATTCTTGTGGGCACAGACCTCTGCAAGAGCTAACGGTCCAACAACGTTTGATCGATAGGTCTCTTCACGATGTTCCTCACACCAATCGACATTGGGACGTCCGGTCTTGCCCGCGGCGTTGATGACGGCATCGGGTTGGTGCCTCATGATCTCCCATGTTATAGCAATGGGATCCGTGATGTCCTCAGAAGAAAGAACTGAGCCGGGTAGATAATCAGCAATCCTCCTCCCCAGCATGCCTTTCCCGAATATCAACGTCTTCATCTCACTCCTCCGGAATTTCAATCTTACAATCGTCTCCAACCATGAGGCATAGAGACTTGCTGAGCTTCTGCATTGCAGGTCTGACGGACACTCTGCGGCCGAGGACGCTGTCGGCAATGTTGGCTCCCACCACCTCTGATCCCTGCATGATGATTGAATTTTCAACTCTGCTGTTGATTATCGAAGCGCCAGAATCGATGGATGTATAGGGTCCAACGTACGAATTCTTTATGATGGAATATGGGCCTATGGCGGCTGGGCCGCGGATGATCGAACCCTCCACCAATGCACCGGCATCGATAGTGACCCTGCCGGATATAGAGGAGATTGAATCGACTGATCCGAGCACGGATCTCCTCGCTCGGTCATCGAGGACCGTGCTGTTGGCAAGGATGAGATCATCCTTCTTTCCGGTGTCAAGCCACCAGGATCCAAGAACACTGAACTCGACCCTCTTGCCATCACGTATCAGCACGTTGATTGCATCTGTAATCTCTAGCTCGCCTCGGCGGGACGGGCCTATCTTGGCTATGGCGTCGAAAATATCATGCCTAAAAAAGTAGATTCCTACTAGAGCAAGATCGCTCTTGGGATGCTTCGGCTTTTCCTCAAGGCCGACGATGCGGCCTGACCTGTCGACCTCTGCGACCCCGTACGCGGTTGGATTAGGGACCTCCTTAAGCAGGAGGGACGCTGACACAGACTTATCGGCATCAAAGCGAAGAGCGGTGGCGAGCATTTGATCCCCGACAAGATTGTCGCCCAGGAACATGCAGAAATCATCGGTTCCCAAGAAGTCCTTTGATTCAAGGACTGCATGGGCAAGACCACCAGGGCGCGATTGTGTGATGTAGGTTATGGAAACATCCCAATTAGATCCGTCGCCGACTGTGCTTTGGATCTCCGCGGAAGTCTCATGCGACACAACAACTCCTATCTCCTTGATGCCAGCTGCCGCGAGGCAGTCGATCACGTAAAAGATTATTGGCCTGTTTGCAACCGGAACAAGTTGCTTGGCACCTGTGTGTGTGATGGGTCGGAGTCGAGTTCCGCTGCCGCCGGCGAGAATCAAACCCCTCATTGATAGATGCTCCGGGTGCGGGCGTCCGCGGCGGGCTTTGACACTTCAAGAAGCCACCGAGGGTGTGACAGGTACCATAGGACTGTCGAAGCTATCCCCTCCTCAAATTTCATTTGAGGCATCCACCTCATGTCAGCGCTGATCTTGGAAGTGTCAACTGAATAACGACGGTCGTGGCCGGGGCGATCGGGCACAGACGCGATCAACCTGCTGTATGGAGAAGGCTGGGGTCGTAATTGATCCAATACGCCGCAGATTGTACTCAGGACGCTCTTGTTGGTGAGCTCGCAATTGCCCCCGATGTTGTAGGTTGAACCGGAAGGAGCGTTGAGTGCAGCCTGAACAAGGGCCGCACAGTGATCAGAAACGTGGATCCAGTCTCTAACCTGTTGCCCATCTCCGTACATAGGAATGGGAAGCATGGATGCGGCACGAGAGATTGCAAGAGGTATCAATTTCTCTGGAAACTGACGGGGACCGTAATTGTTGGAGCAGTGTGTCGTCACGGTGTCCAGGCCGTACGTGACATTGTATGCCCTAACAAGGTGATCTCCGCCAGCCTTTGAGGCAGCGTACGGAGAGTTGGGCTGGATTGTTGAATTTTCGTTGAAGGAGCCGACCTCAAGAGTCCCGTATACCTCATCAGTCGAGACGTGGATCAATCGGCACGGTCGTCCGTCGGAGGTGTGTACATGAATAGACTCAAGGACGGCAAGCGTCCCCACAACATTGGTCTGAACGAATGTTGACGGTCCGGCAATTGAGCGGTCAACGTGGGTCTCTGCAGCCAAATTAAAGACGGTGTCGATGCCAAAGCGTCGGAGGGCTTCCAAAAATCTATGCTTATCGCAGATGTTACCATCGATGAATGTGAATCGTGGATCCTTGAAGGCATCAAAAACGTTCCAGCGCGATCCTGCATATGTGGTTGCGTCATAGCACACGACCACCTCAACATCGCTGAGAGTGAGCAGGTGGTCCACAAGATGTGATCCAATAAATCCGGCGCCGCCTGTCACCAACACATTCTTCATCTCAACTACCTCCCGGACATGGCTGACTTAAAGGCCTGAGATCCGATCGCGTGGTGCTTGCCGTCGATCTGGTAGAATAGGTTGCTCCCCGTGTCCAGAGCCCATTGGACCAGCCAGTTGAGGGTCTTCACATCGAGCTTTCCTCGGGCCTCGGCGACCTCGTAGTGCGCGAGATCCGGGCGGGTGGGCAGGATGATCTTTGAGATGATGACTCCACTCAAGTCGGGCCTCATCCAGGTGGGAAACACGGATGCCTCTACCTTCCAGGCACAGTTGTACGTCCTGCACGTTGCAGGACGACCCTCATAATCGGTGCACTTGCCCTCAGCGAGGAAGAAGCATGGACGTCCTGGATGCATCTGGTGGCCTTTGATGTCGGCCGAGAGCCAACCCTCACAGCAGCCCGTGCAGGGACCACAGGGTCTATCGTTAACAACGGGCAAAGATTCCATGCCCAAGAATATAATTCATCAGCCGACGCCGGGATGTCCGTTTGATCCTGTAAGAAGCAGAAAATTATTTGCGGGAATTGTGGTAAGACCACAAAACACCTGATAGTCGATGTTAGTGCCAGAAGAGCACGAGATAAAAAGAGTCGTCGTGCGGATCTCAGCGTCGGCTGAAGCTAGCCTGTCTAAAGTTACATGATCTAACTATTCTTTGAATATTGCTAAAATGCTACTGGAAGAGTGGACGAAGGGCCACCCTTGCAGCCCTTCGTCAATCTGACACCTGATCAACCCTTGATGATACCGGCGAGGCGCTGCCAGCGCTCCACCATCACGGCGCCGCCGCGGTCGAATCCGGACTTCTGTACGGAGGCCTCGCTCCCCTTCTCCGACGAAGAGGCCTTCGCCTGACCCTTTGTGTCCGCGGCGTAAGGCGGATTGATGTCCATCTTGCCGGAGGCAATGTCCGACGCCACCTGTGGCAGCTGATCGGGCTCGATGGCGGGCATGTCGACCTTGGCGGGCATCCATCCCAGGACGGCGCGCGCCTTGGACGTGGCGTCCCAGTTCTTCTTGACGTGGGCGGCCGCGGCGTCGAGGGAGTCGAATCCCGACTTCTTGAAGGCCGACAGCATCTCCTCGGGGGACGGAAGGAACTTGCCGCCCTTCGAGGCCATCTCCTTAAACTTCTCCGCGACGGAGTCGCTCGTGAGAGAGGCAAGGTCCGTGTCGGAGGGCTTGCCGGCGCCGCCGTGGGCGACGGTCCAGACGTTGAGGACGCCCACCAGCTTCTCGCCCGGGAGCTGAACCTTCAGGCCCCCGACGTTGGCCTTGGGATCCACCATGAGCGTGGCGGCCCAGCGATGGTGACCGTCCATGATGTGATTGTCGGACGATATGATCGCCCCGAGGTCTCCCCCGGCGCCGCTTGAGAAGCTGCCCAGCTTGCCCATCATCTGAATCGCCATGCCCACGAACTTACCGAAGTCCATCGTGGTCTGCGAGGCCTTCAGGGCCGCGGCGGCGAGGGAAACCTTCTCCGCCCCCGCGATGTCGTCCTTCTTATCGTTGTCCTCGAGGCCTCCCGAGGCGAGCTGCTTCGCGGTGGAGCGATCGACGGCGCTCAGCTTGTTGGGAAACTTATCCGAATCGATCTTGCTGGGATCTGCATCCTCAAACATGCGGCGGCGTCTATTCTCTTTCAAGGCAGATCTGGCAGCGTCACGAAGGATGCTACGCAAGCGACTCTCATTCAGGTTCTTTCTCATGAAAAATCTCCGTTATCTATAGTTTATATATGGTGTGTGATCCACAAATATAAAATCACGTGATCACAGATCCAGAGCGCGGAGCAGATTGAGTACTGGGAGCCACCGCTCCTCACGCATCTCGCGGCGGAATGGATCGACGTTGTTGTCCTCTAGCTCCTCGTCCATGTCGGACACGTGCTGCCACGAGAGCACCGCGGAGGGTGATGTGTGGAAGCCGTAGAGGTCGAACACCTCGATGAGGCGGTTGGCCACCTCGGAAGCCTTCCAGTGCTGACCGGTCACCACGACGCCGCACCTCTTGCCCCACAGGGGGTTGGGCTCACCGTAGACTGTGTGGCGGTTCTCCAGCGTGTTCATCCTCTCAATTATCGTCTGGAGGAGGGCTGAGTGGCTGCCCCACCGCACGGAGGTGGCAAAGATAACGGCTTCAGCCCAGGCCAGACCGTCATAGATCTGCGGCATCTCATCCTTGCCGCCGTACTTGTCGGGCTCCTCTTCCGCGTGCTTGTGTGCCCAGCATCGATAGGGACCGGACTCTGGGTCACCGCACTGCTCGCCGCCGTCCGCGTAGCAGGAAAGATTCTTGACGATGTGTATCTTGTTGGCGTCGATCACCTTCACCTCGTGGCCGCGGCCTTCCAGCGCTCGCTCGACCAGCGCCAGCGCAGCACGGGAGGACGACCGTCGTTCGTTGGTCGTGGTGGAGACCAGCAGCACCTTCAAGACTTCAACTCCTGATCGATCATGGATAATAACTATACACTTTCTGAGACTATAGGACGCTTATCCACCCAGGCGGGACGCTTCCCACGTACTGAGAGTCTCCTGCGAGGTTGTAGCTCCTCTGCCGCGGCACGATGTTGGACCTCTCTTCGGGCGGAACATCGACCCGCAGGACGACGAGCTGCGACGGGTCCACCCGATCGAAGGAAGACTCCTCTGCTGGTAGGCCGTGCCGGGTAAGGAAGGACATCTTCGCCCAGTATAAGGCAGAGTCAGGTGATGTCGACAAGAAGACGCCCGGCTTGGCGGCGCCGCCCCAACCCTGTCCAGCACGGAGGCCTGTCCTCAATATGGATGGGACAGCATCCTTCAGAGTGCCGTGGTAGAACGTGAGACCCTGCTCCTCCAGCACCTCTCGGATGATGTGACGGAGGTCGGAGATTCTTAGCTTCATTTCTTATCAAACTTTCTGCGGACCGCGGTGAGCTCGATCCCGTACTTCTTGGACAGGACCTGGGTCTTGAGGCGGAGCTGGTTGTACCACGCCATCAGTGCCCCGGCATGGGACTCTGAGGTATAGTCCTTCCGTGCGCCCTTGCCGAGAGAAGGATCACCGCCCATAGTCTTCATGAATCGGCGGAGCACCTCGTTGATGAAGGCTTGGGCCGTGGTCCTGCCCTCTCGTCCCTCGTGTCCCATGCGGCCCACCGTGTTGTCCATCGCGGCGAGCCACTCCTCCTGCACGTTGCGGGGCAGGGCACCGGGTTCATTGCCGCCCAGCTCGTCGATCATGTCGGGGAAGTACTGGTCGATGAGGCTCTCCTCGAACTGCGAGCCGTAGCGGTTGAAGAAGTCCTTCACGACCTCAAGGGTCGGCTTGGGCTGCGCGGGGAGACGATGCGCGATCGAGACAGCAATGTTGGAGTTGTCGGCGCCCACCCTCTTCGCCTGGTCCATGCCCGACTGCACCCAGTACACGAGGATCTCATACAGGTTGTCGTTCATCTCAGGACGGTCCGGATCACGGCCTTGGAACTTGAAGCGCTGGTGGGCACCCTTCATGGTGGACTCGTGGAGCAGAGCGTGGACCACGTCCCCGCCGAATGCCTCGTCGATGTAGTCGTCGGCGCACAGGACGAGCAACCCCTTCTGGCCGCGGGAGAGGAACTTCGCCGTGTAGAAGCCGCCGGTCTTGAACACCTCATCGAACTTCTTCACGGCGAAGTCCACGAACTCGGCATCGAACGCCCGCTCCTCTTCAGTCTGGGGCGGACGGAGGACCCCATAGTGGCCGAACGGGGTGATGTCGTCGAACTTTTTGGTGCCCTCTGCGAACTCAGGGGTGGAGCGGGAGATCTCGGAGACGATCGCCTCGCGGATGAGGTGGCGGAGTTGGGACAGACGGATCTTCATGGTGGGTAAATATGTCCTCAAGCTTGATCTTGACTCACCAGTCTAAATCAGCAGCGGAATATGCCCGCCTGACGTCATTGACGGTGAGCTGCACGGCCTTTCCGGGAGACTCCTGTGAGATCTCAACGGGAGCATCGCCCCGGAGGCCGGACGAGGCCGCAATCGACTTGAGGCCCGCCAGGTGCTCGTCGGTGACGGTCCAGGCGCCCAGCGTGAGGCGGCCGTTTTTCCACAGGCGGGCCTTGGCGAAGCCCTTGGTCTTCATCATGTCGGTCTCCATCTTTTCGTGGTCTATAGAGGAGTATTCGTCGGGTTCGTAGTCGGGTTCGTCAGGGTCGGTATCGTAGGCGAGCTTCTTGGTCTCCTCGTCGGTGTATTCACCGAGAGCCCACATGGTGCCGATGTCCGTGTGGTAGTAGCCCTCGGCGAACTCCTCGGGTACGCCGGTCGGTGTGATCCACCAGGCACTCTTGAGCTTGCGATCCTTCTCTTCGGTGAGGATGGTCTGGCGGATGATGGAACGGAGTTGGGATAGACGGATCTTCATGGGAGTAAGTATCCTTGCTGAGAACGGCGTGTCAGTAGTTTCGATCGAAGAATTCCTGAGCAATCCAACTCAGTCGATCTTGAGTGATGCCCAGCCTTCGGAACTGCTTCGCATAAGCAGCATGGTTAGCTTTTAAGCGCGAAGTGTTGGGACCGCCATTGATGAAATACGCGTAGTTCAACGGGTTCTTTGCGCCACCGGGATGTAACTCTTCGGTGTCGTCTTTTTTGGTTGGAGTCTTTGGATCTTCCATGTCATCGAGGGGCTTCTTGACCACGTCTTCCCGATTGTCCCTGTAGAATCTCCAGACCGCCTTGGCCCGGGGAGACACAGACGACCTATCTGACACGAGACCCCCACATTCGTCCATCGCAATGTCGTAGAGAAGCGGTCCGTATCCGTCACGGGCAGCAGTGGCGTTGACAGTCTTCGCACCCCACTGAGGAGCCTCTTTGTCTCGATTCACCATGACCACGGCGTATATGGCCTTGTATGCCCTGCTGTCGTCGTCCTCGTCCGCCTCGATTATCTTGATCAGCAGCTCTGGATCGTACAGTATGAAGGACTTTGGATCGCCGGCGACGACGGCGAGGGCGAGTTTGTCCGAGAGCGCGTCTTTGACGGTGTTCGCCGCCTCGAAGACGCGCTTGGCTTCTTCTGAGATGACTCTGCGAAGTTGACGAACTGTGATCTTCATGGGGAATAAGTATGACCGTATCGTAATCAATAATCAGAGAATGTCGCCCTTGTTCCACACACGGTATTTCCAAGAGTTTCTCTGACAGAGCCCTATGACTCCTCCTCGAAGAGTACCTCGAACCGCCAACCCTTCTCCTCACAGAAGCGCGCCGCGGCCTCCCACTTGGCCTCGTCCCACGGTCGTGGAATCTTATCAGGCTTACTGCCTAGAAGACAAGGTGCGATTCACCTATTCGAGATATTGCTCTCCATCCGTTTGGTTGATGGTAAATATCATGACCTGAGAGCCACAACCCCAAATGCGGAAGACTTTGGCCTCGGCTGCTACGATCTTTTCTGGTTTTCCTTCTTGGGCTCTAAATTTGAATCTGTCGTATCGAAGTTCACCGTCTGTGTACCAATAATCTGGCGCGGTACTACTTGTCAAACTAAATCCGGCAGCTTCATATCCTCGCCCGGCGCCGATTCTGCGGTCGACATATGTCATGATTGATTCAAATCCCTTACTTGAGCACCACGTCCGAGCATGCTTTAAAAGCTTAGATAGACCTCCGGGTACATTGACACCTCGGGCTGTGCTGAATCGTGCTATCTCAATTGAATTATTGTACTTGGAGGCGTGACGGGGAACACGAAGAGACAGGGCGGCCACTATTCTGCCGCTTCTGTCACGTAGACCCCAGCAAATCTTGGAGGGAGTATATCCGGAGATGTGTGTGGCATTAAAGAATTCTCTCTCCTCATCAGTGCTGAGTTCTACGACTGTCGTGGACCAAGTCTTGCATCTCTCGGGGTCAAGTCCAAGTCTGTGCCTGATCATCGATTCACAGATGGCTCTTTTATCTCTCCACTCATCTTCAAACAGCTGCAAAAGATTAATTTTCTTCTCTTCGGCCAACTTGAATTTGTTCATGTGTTTGTTCTTGTCGAAGTGTTCGTCCGAAGATGCGGCTTCACTGTGCCAATAGAGGCCGTGGCACTCGATTCCAAATTTTTTAGAAGGAACGTAGATGTCTATCTCCTTGGGTGACAACTGACTCTTATCTCCCGAGACGGCGTCTGAAGCAATAGACTTGACGAATTCGTAGACTGACAGTTCCCAATTGGATTTTCCGATGGGATGGCACTTATAGCATCGACTGCCTCGCTCAAATGCCTGAAGTGTTTTTGGTTGCCGCTCTCCGCACTTGACGCATTCAAATTGCAGATACTGTGCCTGTCGAGAATAATACTCATCAAGCGGTGTCAGAAGACGTAGTTCAGATTGCCTCTGGAATATTCTTTCCTCAATAGATGATGTTGCCAACGTCTTCTTTAAACTGATTTTCTGGATGGTCTCAGAAGAATGCTTTTTTCCATAGAAGTGGTTGTTGGCACCTGTCACTTTGGCAGAATGTGCGGCCAATCTTTCGTCAGTCTCCTTGGACTTACCCCTGTTCCAAGCTTCTGCCAATCCTCCCTTTGAACCGCCGATTTTCATTGCCAATTTAGCGTGGTCTTTGCAGTAACGTTTAAAGGAAAAAGAAACGTATCGAGTCGGTGCTCCACACTCGGCGCAGGATGGCTTGATGCCGCCGTGGAAAATGTTGATTGTGTACTCCTCAGAGCTGAGTCCGTGAGCCGACTTGATGTGATTAGTGAGCTTCTTGAGGTCTTCGTCAGAATGTCCGCAGATCTTGCAGTCCATGTTATGCCCCAAAATTCATGCCATTCTCAGGAGACCAAACCAAATATCTCCAACCGTTCTTGTCACAGAACTCCATTGCTGCCTGCCTCTTTAGCGCATTCATCTCGGTATCTGTAAGGGACGGTGGCTTCACCTCCACCAACACGTCCTGCCCGTCAAGAACGACGAGAAAGTCAGGAATATATCGTCGGGTCTTTCCCTCATGGATGTATGGAATTGTCAGTGGTTCATAGTGCCACATCTCCACACGAGGATCTCTATCGAGCAGCTCCATGAGCTCCGCCTCCCAGGAGGAGCGGTAATTGCAGGTTGCCCCTGTCTTGCTGGAGGTATATTGCCCCGTGGACCACTCGAATCCACCGTCAAGATAGCGCTGGGTGATGGCGGCGGAGATCTTGTCTCTGTTTATGACGATTTCTCCTGCATCAATCAGCTTCTTTCTTGTTTCTGAGATGTTTTTGCAGTGCTGTTCTGATTTGTTTTTACCTGTTAGCTTTTGGCTTATCTTTTTTACAATCGTTTGATCTGCATCAAGACGCAACCTTACACCTGCACCAATTTTATTCTTGTGCTCTTCTGCTAGTTTCCTACCACGCTGTATTTCAGATATTTTTCTGCGTGTCTCAGCGGTTCTCTTTAGGCCTATGACACCGTGACTTCCAATGTGTTTGGCAAACTTTCCTCCGAAGAAGTTGACCTTTTCTCCGCAACCGCAGGAGCATAGCGGCCATACACCATTTAGCTCATGTTCCACAAGATAGTCACAGAACTTGATGTTGTGGACTTGACTGATGTGATACGAGAGCCCTTTGTTGTTCTCGAATTCTTTGTTGCAAACCTTGCATGGCACCATAAGAATAACTATATACCATTTACTAAAAAGTGATTAAAAGAAAGAAGGAGCCTCTTTCGAAGCTCCTTCTAGATCAACCTAAGTAGTTGATATTATTGTACTATATCACGTTCATGTCGAGCACGGTGACGGTCCCGTAAAAATCGCTACGGACAGTACGCTTCCCGTACCGGGTCATTACGCCCTTGCGGGGTGTGAAATCTTCAGGTGCGAAGATTGTTGGCGTCACGATGAGCGGCACGTATGGTGCGTATACGTAGCCGGTCTCGAGGTAGCTGCCGCCCTTGTAGCCCACGAGGATCTTGTTACGGCTGAAGTAAGGATCCTTGTAGACCGTGAAGCGGTTGCTGATCGTGCCGATTGCCTCGGCGCCCACTGTGAAGGGAGAGGCGACCTGGCCCTCACCGTCGATCGAGAACTTGGGCTTGTAGAGAACCGAAGCCTCGAGGATGGTGCAGACGTCTGGGCCCGTGACCATGAAGTTCGCGGAGCCGCGGAGGGTCTTGCGGTGGATGGTGTTTGCCACGTCGATGACGGTCTCGATGAGGGTCTCGTACCACTCACGGACAGTACCGGTGAACTGCGGACCGATCTGGAACGAGTTCGACATGTTCTGGCGTGCGCCGGTGACCTTGTCCACGAAGCGGCCTGGGCTGCGGCTCCAGTAGTAGTTGGCGCCGTTTGCCTGGGAGACGAGGTCGTTGAGGATCTCGCGGTCGATCTCGAGAGCAATCTGCTCGGAGAGGATCGAGGTGAGCTCGACCTCGGCGTCCATGCTGTGGTACGCGTTGAGGTCCTGTGCGAGCTCGGGGCTCCACCTTGCACGCAGCTTCCGGGTCTCGGCCGTGATCGAGATTGCCTCGATCTTGATGTCGATCTCGGGGATTGCGGGGGATGGGTTGGTCGAGAAGTCAGACTCGAACGATGGGACCGTGATGGTCGAACCAACGTTGCCGTCGACCGAGAGGGACGTGGAGATCGAGTATGCGACACTGGCGACTGTGCCGGAGATTGCCGCGTTGTTTGCGCCCTTGACGAGCGTTAGGACGTGGGTACCGTTCAGTGCATCGGGGGTGAATACGCCGGCCGACCAGTTACCGCGCTTGTTGAGGCGGCGGAGGTTGAGGACGCCCGTGCCACCCTGGTAGGTCTCGCCCCATGCCGTGCAGTTTGCGAACGTGCCGGCAAACACGGAGAGCTGGTTGAATGCGAGCTTGTCCATGTTGGTGAGGGAAGAGAGCGGGATGACTGCGAATGCTGCATCAAGGTCATCGTTTGCGAGTGCGGTCTGGACCTGCGAGTCGAAGTCTGCGAAGCGGGCGTTCGAACCGGAGAAGTCCGTGTCCGAGGTCAGGAGCTGGCCGTTGACCCAGGACGTTGCGTTTGCGCCGCCCCAAGAACCGAACGCCGTGACCGTGAGGCCCGTGGCAGAACCCGTAACGCGGGAGTAGCCCGTGTTGACGAGGTCGTACATACCACCGGTTGCGAGTGAGCCCGACTGGACGCCCTTGCCGGTTGGGTTGTTATAGACCGACTGACCCTTGGTGTAGGTCGAACCGGAGCCGCCTGCTGGCGTACCGACGTTCGTGCCGTAGGTGTAGTCGAGGTAGAAGATGAGGCCAGAGGGGAGGCTCATTGGCTGGATCGAGACGAGCTCATTGGCAACGAGGCCGCCGAACACCCTGCGGACGATCGGGAAGGCGATGTTGCTGAAGCCCTGGAGCTGACCGGAGCCGGCGAGGTTACCACCGCCGGTGGACAGAGCAGAGTTCTCCTTGAGGACCTGTGCTGCCTGGTTCTCCAGGAGCTGGGCCATGGTCTCACGGCGGGTGCCGTCGAGGCCGCGGAGAAGACCCGTGCGGGACCACTTCTCCGTGAGTCTGGCGCGTTCGGCGCCGACGTGCTTGTCGCGGATACCTGCGGCAAGATGATCTAGACTAAAATACTTCATTGTAGTTCTCCTAAAGTTGTTTGAATTTGTTCACTTCACGATGCCGGCCAGGCGTGCCCAGCGGTCTGCCTCGATGCCCTCGTTGAGGGTGGCAGCTGCTGAGGTCTGTGGGCGGCTTGATGAGCCCATGACACCGCGGTTTACCGACTCGTTCACCGATGAACGGCCGTTGTTCGACAGGGTCTTCACTAGGCTCTCGTACACGAGCTTCACTTCACGCTCAGACTTTGCCTCGTCGAGACGCTCGATTACCTCGGCCTTCTGGCGCTTGGTGAGTGACTCATTCTGGAGGAGTTTGTTCGTGAATAGTAGCTTCGCGTTGAACAGATTCGTCTCTGCCAACTTATTGCGGAGTGTTGAGGTCTCTGCCGCGGACCTTGCTGGTGCACCATTGAGGGTGCGACCGTTACGGGATGCCTCTGTGAGCATACCCTGGAGACGGCGGCTGCGGCGCACCGACTCGTTGAACTTACGTGCGTAGAAGTTATAGGCCTCCTGCATCTGCTTGGCCTGAGCCTTCTTCTGCTGGGCGCCCTTCTTCTGGCCCTTCTTGGCCTGCTGCTGGGCTTCCTGCTGCTTCTTGCCCTGCATCTTCTTTGCCTGTTGGGCCTTCTTCTTGGCCTCAAGCTGCAGACGAGCCTCAGCTGCGAGGCGGCGCCGGATAGACTCTACGGTCTGGCCAGGCTGGCGTGACTGCTTGTTGGACTGCTCACCGGGACGACCCTTACGGCCGCCGTATTGCATGGTGTCTTCGGCCTGATCCATCTGGTCCATCTGCTGCTCATCAAGATCGTCATCGTCCTGATCCATGCCATCGGCCTCATCCATTGTAAGAGTACCGTCCTCCTGCTCGTCCATGTTGTCCTGATCCATGCCATCGGCCTCATCCATTGTAAGAGTACCGTCCTCCTGCTCGTCCATGTTGTCCTGATCCTCGTCCGCCTGATCTCTGTCCTGATCCTCACGGAGATCGATGTCGACAAATGGATCACCCATGTCGTCGTCCTCGAAACCATCGGCAACCTCGCCGGCGCCGTGACCCCAGGACTGTGGCTTCGTCTCGTCGGCTTCACGAAGAGTACGCATACGCTTGATCTCTCTACGGAGCATGTTCTCATCGATCTCTACAACGAGATTATTGCTTAACTTACGTGATTCCATCTGGCTTCCTTCTTCTGATTCCTCTTCGGAACCCTCATCTTCGCCCTCGTCGCCGCCGAGATCGAGGTCTTCATCGGCGCCCTCTTCGGAACCCTCATCTTCGCCCTCTTCACCGCCGAGGTCGAGGTCTTCGTCACCACCCTCTTCGTCGCCTTCGCCTTCCTCACCACCTTCACCAGTGATAAGGTCGACGCCGACAGAGTCGAGATCGATCTCGTCAGGTAGGCCAGTTAGCTTGAGTGTAACGTCTGCTTCAGAAAGATTCCTTCTTCTCATGTTCTGCTCCGTGAGCTCATTTAGGGTTGAGTAATAATTTTCTAGAATGGACTCGTATTTGCCCTTGAGCTTGGAGTCCTTCATTTTGTCCTGCAAGTGGAAATACATATGCTCCACTTCAGAAATAGTTGACTTCACAGTAGTATTAAAGCCCTTTGACTCACGGACTAACTTGCCCGTCGATTCAAACAGCTTTATCTTACGCTGTATAAATGCTAACTTACGCTCAAAGTTGCTACCTTCGGTCTGTAATAGACCCAGTGAGCGAGCAGATTCCATGCTGAGTTCATACTCATCTGCACCCGGAACCTTGAGAGCGTCAAGATCAAGAGTCACCTTACCTTCCTCGTCGGGAAGGGAGATTGCATCAGCAGCTGCATCAGCATCGCCGAAGCCAGGTGATGCATCAACGGGAATCTCATCCATCAAGAGATTATCGTCGTCAACAGCAATCTCTTTGTTGAGAAGCTGATTCTCGATGAGATCCTTGATACGAGGAGTCACTGCCTCGAGCAGAGCTCGTTTGGCATTGTCCTCGGCGACCTCCTTGAGCTTCTTGACGTCTGCTAGTGCTTCTTCATACAGTTGCTTAGTCATTTTTTGTTCTTTCTCTAATCAGACTGAAGATTTACCCATCACTAAATTTTTCCCAATGGGCGACTTGACGCTAAGAGCGCTGGGTGCCTGCGTGCCTGAACCAAGGGTACCCGCTACATAATTGGGCTTGACATCGGCAGGCTTGATACCAGGATCAACGTCCTTCTGCGTCGGGTCGGTGCGCCCGGCGCCGGGGGACGAAAGATCAGGCACGTAACCGTTTGCAGGATCACCTGGATTTTGCCACTTGACGTCACCGGTATTTGGACCGCCTTCAAAGTTGAGGTTGACACCTGTGGGAAACATGTTGATGTCACCTGTCTGCATTCCATCAGCAGGAATCACTCCGCCGACTCCATTGGTGACATTTGCGATAGCCCTGTCAACAGTAGACTTGGCTGCAGCAGCAGGATCTGTTTGATACGCTGCACCATAGATTTCGCCACGTCCGTTGGGAGAACGTTCGTTAAAGAGCTTGCTAAGCATCTTATTTTTATCGCTAGCATTTGGAACATACGCTGTGTATCTTCCTTGTCCTGGTCCACTCATGGCGTTCTCCTTTGTAATTTAAATTAAATAATCATAGACCGCGTGTTAGACGACGACGGGTCTCATTGATCTTTGCTATACGGCGACGAAGACGTGACTCCTCAACCTTGAGTGCCTTCATGTAATCAATCTTCTTCTCGAGTGCATCTGCATACTCGTCTGCATCAGTCTCGTCGGCCTTGACCTTCTCGACATCCTGCATGTCACCAAACTTGGCAACTTCTTCTTCGATGATTCTACGTAGCAATCTGTTTGTTAGTCTCATTGTAATCCTCACTGGGGGTCTACCCGGTAAATATAGTGTTGCAGAGAAATTTTCATTTCTTTGTAGGCGAATCCATAAAAGCTAAGTTTGCCCACTTTGAGGTAGCCTCTTCGCCGAATATCTGCTCAGGTGTACCGCTGATCTGCTCCTGCTGGACTAATTGCTTGGATGTCGAAGTCGGCGATACGTCTCCATTCGCTAATTGACTTGCGAGTGTAGTCGCAGCGGTGTCAGCAAAGATCGACTCCATGACCTTGTTGCCGCCTGCCTCCCGGCGGATGGCCTCACGTAATGCAGGAGTCGGACGGCGGGGCTCGGGAACACGAGATGGTGTCGAGGGTTTATTAGAAAATGTGTTTGTTGATAACCTAGGTGACTTTACCTCATTTTGCAGAGTTGGCCCAAGTCCCTCTGCCAATATCTCCACAAGACACTCTTTGATGAGTTGCTTTAATTCAGTCTTTGTCGTTCTCATCGCTTCCTCGAGGCAAAAATATCGTTAACAATACGGTCAATACGATCGCTCTTGTTGAAAATTGCCTTCAGCTCGTGCGAACTAATCTGCTTGCCTTCAGGCAGCATGAACGCACCTGGTGTCGAAGGCTCTGAGACATAATCCCAGCAGATGAGCTGAAAGTCGTCCTGTACAACGTGGTAATCACCTTGCTTCTTGGTGGATCCAACTCCGCGCGATGAGATACCAAGCTTCACACCGCTCTCGACGAGAGACTGCAGAATCTTGCCGCTGGGTGTGTCGAGAAGCTCGACAGATCCGTAGACGACGCCCTTCTCCAGGTAGGCTTCTCTGACCATGTGAGAAACATTCTTGAGGTTGACAACTGAGGAGTCTGGGTGGTCTAATTCGCCTAGTGCTCTATTTTCAGCAATAAACTTCTGATAGTTCCTTACTTCCCTCTCGAGGACGGCAATTGGATAGATGCGACCGTTCTGGTTGAGGGTGTCGGCCTTCTGTAGGATGCCACGCATGACAACCTTTCCGTTGTTCTTCTCCCTCGATTCCCTGATCATGTCAGGAGTGTAATCGAAGACTTCGTACGAATTGAGTAGTCTAAGGTCCTGTGCCATTGTATCACTCCTTGGATGACAGCTCATCTGCGAGCCGCGAATAAAGCATGAATCTTGTTACCGTCTCATCATCGATAACGTCAAATCCCTCAGACACCAACTCATCCCTTGTCTCCCGGAGCTTTGGATTAACGTAGTCTGTTGAATTTTCTTGAGCGTAATTATCAATGAGGCCAAGAAGCTGACCCTTGATCTCTTGAAGCTTCATGCGTATCGACGTCTGATCCGAAGAGGCAGTCGAGTAAGCATACGCCTTGATGAGACTACGCTGATGCTCGTTTAGGACATCAGAATATTTTTCGTTGAGCTTTTTAGTCATGACCTTCATCAACAAGCGTGCAGTGCCGTTTGTATCCTCTGATATCACTGAATCATTGCCTTGTGTCTTCTCAGACATAAGGTGCCTCATAAGCCCGTCTTCAAATTGTGCGACACGCTGGATGTCTTTGTCACTTGATCGCCACTCGTTGATCAGAGTCTGTATGGTAGCAAGTGTCCTGTATTCATTGACGTGTTGATCATAGAAATTCTCATCATTCAGACTATGATTTATGTTCCTGATTAATAAAGATTTCTCTCGGTCTAGTGCGTGTTCATCGAGTGCAATAGCTGCTGCCCTTGCCTCGCTGAGTATAGACGCAGCTACATGCTCTGAAGTAACTGTAGTCTTTGCAAGAGCATTCATCAACCTGAATTCTCTATATAGCTCTGTGTCAGGCTTGTAATGGCGACGCAATATCCGCAGCGCAATTGCTGACTTCTTCTTATTGCCATCGATCAAAGACTCTGAGATTGTACGGACAAGAAACTCGTACATGAGAAGGCTATTTCTCTTCTTATTATGGGTCTTCGTAGTCATGTTTCGTCACTCCGATCGTCGTCTTCATCTATCACGTATACTTCCTTGAATTCTTTTGCATCTGCTTCTTCTATAGATTCATTCAAGACTTGTGAAGCAGGGGCATCAGGCTGACCTTGTTGCGGTAGGTTCTGGAATTTCTTAGACAGGCTCATCATCCTCAACGCTGAGATAACGTCATTGCTGATGGGAGTCTTATAGACCTCAGTGCGTCTCTCTACCGATTCACCGAACGGATTACGAACATATGAAGAAACCCAGTCACTATCATATGGATCATTATCCGATTGACGACTTTGGGTCGTCATCTTCAAGAAATCAGGCATGTGGGTCTTAGATGCACCGTTGTGTTTGATCCTCGACCTGTTGTAAAGAGCTCTATCAAGTTGACGCTGTGCCTTGACGGGTACTTCAATATCTGATACAGAGAACTTGACCGGGAAGTCTTCATCATCACCTGGGTCATCCCCTGCAGTAATAAGATCAAGACCAGGCTCTTTCTGAGAGATGTCATCACCTGAAAAGAGATCATCGCCCCCGCCCTCGTCGCCACCCGACTCTTCACCGCCACCAGCAGCCTCTTCACCGCCACCAGCAGCCTCACCGCCACCCTCATCAGGTTTGGCATTCTCGATTGCTCCATCGACAAGCTTCTCTTTGAGTCGTTGATCATCGAGCTGTTTGCACTGCTCTTCATTGAGACCCCAGATCTCCTTACGGATGAACTCCTTCGAGACCTGACCTTCGGGAGCGCTGCCTGCAATCTCAAACTTTGCTCTCCACAACTCAAGCTTCTGCTGTTGTGCGACAGTCGACGGGTTCGAAAGCCGAAGTGTGAAATTCTGTAGGTCCTCAGAATCGAATCCGTGAGCGTACAGATGGATGATTGCAAGCTTGTTAAGCTCTGAAATGATCGTCTTCTGGATGACGTTGATGGTACGCGAGAACCTTATGTCTTCTTGAGCTAGAGTTGCCTTTGACGATAGCGCCTCGTCATATCCAAGATACGCTCTGGGAATTTTAAGAGCAGCAAATAGCTTCTTTTGGATATACGCTACATCCTCAACTGCTGCAGCATTTTGACCACCGGCAAGCGTATCAATCTTTGTGCCGCTCTCACCGCCGCGGACAGGTATGAAATAGTCTTCATCTACAGATAGGGGATTATAGCGAAGATCAACTCGACCGGTAGTCCTGTCGATTACCTGAGAAGAGCGGAGGTTCTTCCGCTGTTCCTCAACGTACATCGGCACATTTTCAGGAGGAATGTTTGCTACGTCAATATAGAAGACGCGGCGCTCTGGGGCACGGACGACACGATACACTAACATTGCATCCTCAATGAGGATCAACTGGCGCCAGATACGTCGGGCGGGTTCGATGATGGAGGATCCATAAGGGAGAAACATGTCGTTGCCGAGGAGGCGGAAGTGCGTGACTTCCCAGTTCTCCAGGGTGCGGTTGCCGAGGGTGACCCAACGATAGCGAACGGCCATGGGATCGTTCGGATCGTAGTTCTCCTCCCGCTCGATCTCGTTGACGGGGATGGGAAATGCATTGATCACTCCGTGATCAGGAGAGACGTCGTTGTAGAGGAACATGTCACCATACTTACAATTTTGTGAACAAATTCCACTATTTAGGTTGGTTGTGCCGTCGGAGAAACGTGTGAGCACCATGAAGTTATGTCTGTCATGCTCCCCAGTCGGCCCCAGCACCTCCATGCAATACACGTCCGATGTGCTGCTCAGTCTCTCTACCCTGTCTACCTTGTGGTTCATATAGGCTGGCTCGGGTGACGTCTCCTTCGTTCGGGACGATCGACGGCTCCTCATACCAGGAGCCTTGCCGGTCATCCGGAGGCTCTTCCGCTCCGCTCGCTTGAACCATGGTGTGGACGCGATCGTGGGAAGCCTATCCTTGACGAGGCCGATATAAGAACTAACTCCGACCTTCATGAGCAGGGACTCGATTCCGGCGTGGCTCGACAGTGACTTGGTCAGGTCCCTGCCCGTCGCGACGTTGATCGACCTGAAGTGGGCCATGAACTCCTCGTCCTCCTTGAGGAGAGACCCGAGGACAACAGGGCTGACGTACTTTCCTAGACGCTCGAGGCGATCGACTAACATGTCGATGCATCGTGCATCGAACTTTATTGTTAGAGACGCCTTCCATCGGGCCTTCTTTCCCTCGTCCGACCAGTGAGCCTTCATCGACTTCGACCTGACAGCGTTGTGATCCGTGTGGAGGGAAGACTTGTTGTACTCCGACCACGACGTCTTCATGAGTCCGGCAGCTTGAAGCTTCTTTAGTTGTCCTTTGGCTACCGCCCTGTGTTCTTCGGACCTGAGCCACCTGTCGATGCCTAACATCCTCTTCTCGACGACGTCGGGGCGCTTGAGGGTATCCGACGACTTCATGTGGAGGAGGCTGTGATCCTTCCATGTCATCTTCCTGAGGTTTTCGGGAGCATTGTTGCGCTTATCGAAGTTGACATGATGAACAACGTGCCAGTTCTCGGGAGACGGCACTGCGGACTCGGACACCAACCTGTGCGTGTACTCGTACTTTCCAGTACCAGGATCGTACGTCCTCTCGTATCCCTCGAGACGATGTCCTTTCTTCTTCGAGGAGACGTCCCTATACAGGGGCATCATGCTGTCACCGGTGACGAGATCTTCGGCCTTCTTCCTGCTGCCGTCGCGAAGAATCCACTCATGATCCGGCGTGCAGTCGACGTACGACCCGTCGTCCAGCCACACCCTGACGAGCTCCGAGTCTCTCCGTGTGAGGCCGCACCAGGTCACCTTGCCGGGCACCAGCCTGTGTGTCCCGTCCTGCACGGAGTAAACCCACGGAACCCAGGCTGGGTCTTCCTTCATCCTTTTCGAGAGATTCTCTATCGTGATCTCAGTCCCGTTGAGAAGTGGGATCACCGTGTCCTTGTGGACAGGGAGGTTGCGCGCCCATGATCGGAGGTTGAACTCGACGTTGAGCGTGTTGTAGAAAAGTTCCTCAAGTATCTCTCTAACCTTTTCATTGTCAGAGTAGACGTGAAGGACGCGCCCTTTATCATCTTGTGCGCAAGTTTCATCCGCGTAGATATCCATTGCAGATGCAATCTCAGCTGTGTATTCCATCTCTGCAAAGTCCTGGTATCTCATCAGGCGCTCAGAGAGGTTATAAGCGTTTGCAGTGATGGTAGCATAAGTTGGCGCCATCGACTTCTGGAAGAGCAGGGCACCAGAGCTCTTTGTGCGATCAGGAACTGCAACGGTAGTATCGAGGTTGCGTATCTTCCTCTTTACTACCGGTCCGCTCTTGAAGAGCTTTGTAAGCTTTTGAAATAGATTTTCGTTCTTCTTTGCCATGTTGTATGCTGCCCAATTGGTGGTGCAGCCCTTGGGTGCTTACTTTACATCGTTGTTTCGTCCTTGGCAGGTTTTAAAGTAACCTTCTTCATTGCGGGTTCCGTTGCATCAACATATTGCATGGGTGATCCAACAACCCTGTTAAGAATCTTTTCAATTTCATCCAGATGAGTGCCCATCTCAGAGCGAGCTTTCTCAGATGAAGCAGATTTGAACGACTCGACTGCCTTGAGAAGCTTCGTTGCGCTGCTCATCACTTTAGCAGCAGAATCATGATCTGCTCCTTCGTTGAGGCTGAGCTCTTCGCGAATTATCTGTTGAAGTCTCTTTAGTGTGATCTGTGGCATGTCTTCCTCTATAACGTTCTAAGTATATGTATGCAGCTCACTTTAAGAGCCAAGAATAATCTGTCATGTTTCCGTAATGACCAGCCTGGTCAGACGGTCGAGGTCTTGAAACACTCTGGGGAGTCATCCCTTGCATGTGCGGATTTGGTACGGGTCGTACATCGTTGATGCCACCGGGTAGAGTCTCGACGCCTCTATTGTCACGCTGCGTTGCCTTGAGGATTGCATACGCCATATTCATACCTGCTTCATTGTATGAACTATCACCCGCAACGATCCACGTACCGATCGCTAAGCTCATGATAAGATCGTCGTGAGCATCTTTAGAAGCCATGGCTTTTGATCCGTTCCAAACAAACGCTTGAAGCTGATCAAAAAGTCGTTGTGAATAGGTGCGCAATTTCCCATTTCTTACAAGCTCTTCAAGCTTGGCAAGAATTTGAGTACGGGTCTTTGTCTGTGTAGAAAAACCAGGGATTGCGTCGGGATTGATAGAGTGATATTCATAAGCATCACCTGTGTGATTTTGGTAATATAGCCTTGGATATCCCATATCTCGAAGCTTCACACAAGCAAAATATCCGAACGTATTCTGTTCAGGACATATTAGGGCGTCATTATACTCTTTGCCATATTCACTGAGTATATCAGCAAATTTATCGGGAGGTATCTTGCCCATAAACTCGACTGCAACTTCACATGTATCATAGTCGATGATGTGAAAAGTTGAGAAATCTGCAGCATCGCCGCGGGCGACGTCGGCTGACAAAACATACTTTCTACCAACTTCAGGCTTAGACCACACCCACACACCATTTTGGTGGCCGCGTTTCTCTATGGGTGGCTTAAGCATTCCCCTCAGCTTCTCAAATTCGCCGGGTTGTAGGAACGTGTCACCTGATGATATAAAGTCACAAAGAAACTCTTGGGCAACCTTCCTCTTTGGCAGGTTCTTGGTCTCTTTTTCAAACCACGCCTGATCATGCTCTGGGTGGACATTCCATGACAATCTTATTGGATTGAAGTCGTTTGCGCCGCTCTCTGCCTCCATCCACAATTTGTAATATTGTCCTCCCACACCATTCGGAGTTGAAAGGATGATTGCAGAACCACCGGTTGATAGTGTCGGGTATAGTGACGTCCAGATCTCATCAAAATCTCTAATAAAAGCTGCCTCATCTACTATCAACAGTGCTAATGCCTCAGAACGACCTGCATCAGGTGAAGTTGGGACTGCAGTGATGGTAGACCCATTGGTGAATCTTATTGACTGTTTTGTGGGTTCGAACTTAGTGAGAAGAAGCCACTGCGGGAGAGAGTCCAGCATCGTCTTCACCTTCTTGATGAAGTTGATGGCCGTGTTAAGCTTCGTCGCGATGACGAGGATGTTCTTGTCCTTCTTGAAGATGGCGTACCAGACGCAGTATGCCGCCGTGACAGTGGAGAGACCCAACTGGCGAGATTTGAGGACTATGTTGAATCGATGCTCTTGAAACTGGTTGACACAGTCATCCTGGAAGTCATAGGTCTCAAAGGGTATTAGTCCTCGAAGTTGGTGCTGGATCTTGCAGTACTTTTTCATGAAGTACACAGGATTCCTGCCGCACTTCAAGATCTCGGCGACAATTGCCTGCCGAGACATGGGTGGTGAGGCTTGCGGATTGCTACTCATACAAGCTCAAATACAGTCTTTTTACGAAAGTATGCCGTCCTCTTTGGATTGTGGACATTGAAACCAATGATCTCTAGAGAATCAGTGGAGCTATCTTCTTTGACGGTGAGACTATCTCCTGTAAGCTGCCTGTATGTTTCTTTGACAGCCTTAACATGCTCTGCGATGACGTCATCAGACTCCCGCTGACATTGACGCTTCATAAGGATCATTTCTTTCTCAGAGACGAAATTGGTGACCACTTGGTAAGACGCCAGCATCCTGTCACCACCCAACAGTGTAAACTTTACTGAGTATGAAGCCGTGTGTGGTGTTGAAGAGCGACCCCAGGTCGTATCGATGGCTTGGCCAAGGGCGTTGATGTTGATCGTCTTAGGCATTATGAGACTCCTGCATTACATAAATATAAAGCGTCAGGATTTAATTAGGTCTTCTTTTGCGGGTCTCCATCCGCTTTCCCATCTTGCTGGGTCGGGTCTGGCCCACTTTGAAGAACATAGATCGCACACGCAGAACTTTTCGTATGCCTCGTTGTCATAATGCGAATTCATGATTCTTTCACACAGGGGACAGAAGACGGGTTGCGATTGTGAAAGTTCATACTTGGGCTTTATTACATAGAATCCAGCACGGTGTTCTGCAATCAATCTATCTTTAAGGTATGGTTTCCAGTCCATCACGCTATCTCGACTCTTGAATCTTTCTCATTTCTTGTGATTTCAATGATGTGATCAGCAGCGTCCTTTATCCCATCGACATGAGTGATCACTACAACAGTCTTGAATTGATTCTTCAGCGATGCAAGAAGACGATTACAAGACTCGACGCCCGCATTGTCCAGGGTGCCAAACCCTTCATCAATAATGAAGATGTCAGGTTTTGGAAGTGTGGTGATGTTGGTCATGGCCGCACGGAGGGCGATTGAAGCAATCGTCTTTTCCATGCCACTACACAACTCTACAACCCGCTTAGAGTCACCATAATTGATGTAAATCTCCAAAGCATCAGACTCTTCATCATTCTCAAGCTCAATTGTGAAGTCAACAATGCCTTGAAGGACTTTAGAAACCTCAGCGTTGATCCTTGGCAGCTGAGTCTTTGTAATAAGCATCGGGATGCCCTTCTTAGAAAAAGCAGTAGAGACAAGCTCTTGGACTCTCATTTTTGCAAGCAGCTCGTCTCGTCTTTCTTTCTCGACACGCAGATTGTCAATCATTGCTTTGAGCTTACTACGAGAGTCGATTGCCGTGATCTTCTTCTCTTCTAGTGCTTTAAGCTTGCGTGATATCTCGTCCATCTCGATCCTAATCCTTGAGACGATCTTGCTCTCCTTCTCGTTCAAGGCAGACTTTAGTGCAACAAGCGTCTTCTTTGCCTCATCGAGCGAAGAACCGCATGAATCACAAGTAGATCTCTGGCGCTCAAGTTCAGTCTCTTTGCGTGATATCTCTAACCGCAACTTTGCTGCAAGATCTGAAGCTTTAGCATGCTTTGACAATTTATCGTCAATCGTATCATCTTTAGCTGCTACAGCTGCAGTCTCAGCTTCTTTCAAGGCATCCTGTGCCCGAGTCACAGCTTGCTCTTGTTGAGACAGCTTCAGCTTAATACCATGAGCGTCTTTGATGAACTTGCACGTAGGATAATCGTCTCCGCATGGAACTTCGTCTAATATCTTTAGAGACTTCTTCTGCTGAGTTAGAGTAGTCAATTCACGATCAGCAGAATGGCGAAGTTCAACTATTGCTTTCTCAAGCGTGCGTTGAGCATCTTGCTTTCTTTTTAAGGCGGTGACATCATATCGTGATATCACAGTCTCAATTGCATCGAGCTTCGTCTCAAGATCATTCTTCTCAGCAGTGAGGTTTGCAATTAACTCTGTACAGTCTTCTGACTTCTTTTCAAGAGTAGAAACTCTCTCTTCTTGCACTTCAACATCGTGCTGGGTCACGGGTTTAGCATTGTGCGTCGACATTTCAGAGCGCAACATTGTAAGTCGACTTTGGTTTTCTTCAAATACACTGTTGATTCTGTCAAGTAGGTCAGTCAGACTTGCAAGCTCAGTCTTGTTGCCCTTCTCCAGCGTCGACCAATCCCGCTCAGGGAAATTTCGCAATTGACCCTTTAGAAGGTTTAGGTCCTTACTTGCGACGTCATGCATACGATCAAATACATCTAGGTCAAGAAAACGAGTAAGCACCTGACGGCGCTTCGATGACCCCTGTGAGATAAATGCATTTGCATCGCCTTGCGCAGAGAGGGAAGTTAGTAAAAAGTCATCAGCACTACCAATCAAATTTCTGATTGTTTTTTCTGTGTCATTGCGCTGCTCGCCGCACATGTCTTCAAATTCTCCGTCTTCTCGAATTCGGTATAAATTGAGATCAGTTGAAGCCGATGTCACGCCGCGGCGGTTGGTAGATTTAGTCGTCTGTCTCTCAATCACGTAAGGTGTTCCATTGTGTGTTATTATCACTTTTGAAGAACAGTACGGCTTCCTCATGTTGCACACATGCAAGTTCTTCATGGGACCACGATCAGTCGTGTTGAATAGTGAATACATGATGGTACCAACGACCGAAGATTTCCCTATACGGTTGGGCCCAAATATCCCAACGATACCCTTGAGCTTATCAAAGTCGATGGTGTTGTCTTCTCCATAGACAAACACGTTATCCCACTTCATGTGATTCAGGGTCCACTTTGCACCCCTTGTTACCTCTTCCCCCGTAGAAGCCGCAGAGAGACAAGTCTTGACTTGAGAAGTGATGATCTGTAAGTCTTCATCACTTATCTCTTTTTCACTGTGATGCTCTTTGATAAGCTTGACAATTGCATCGGGTGACCTAATGTCTTCTGCAAAGTCCTCACTGTCAGAGTCTAGTAGAGACACACGTGACTCAGGAGGGGCATCAGACTTATACGTCACTTCAGTAGCATGAAGTGCAGTCTTTACTTTCTCTGACAGAAGGTGGACATCATCTTGTGTCACATGTTCATGAAATCTGAATCTAAATCTACTTCCTTTAGGATATCTCTTTGCAGCGGTGAATGTATCATCAACGCTTCCAGACCAATCAATAGTCACATAGGGCTTCCTGTTCTTTAGTTTCCTGAACTCGACGTTCCAGTCTAAAGAACTCTGAATATCCCAGATAAGATACCCGTGGACTAATTCTTCTGCATAATTCTGCTGGATCAGGGTACCTGGGTAACACATGACCGGGCGCCCGTCGCGCAGTAGAAGATCTTGTCTCTTATGAATATCACCGAGCAGGGTGAAGTCGTACTTGTCGAAAAAACCCGTCCGCATACCATCTTCAACAAGCCAATCAGTCTCTGTCTGGCTACCCCAGACAGGTCCGTGATATGCAGCAATGTTTACCGAGCCGTCGACGGGACTGACATCTTTCCACCCGTCCTCATCAAAGATTGAAAAGACACAGAGGCTGTATCCGGGCTGCAACTCGTAGGCTCCGCTCTTCTTGTAGAGCTTGATCCTGTCATCACCCAATGCATCGACAATGGGAGACACAGCGTCTTGTCTGGACGCGTTCACAAGATTGCCGTCGTGATTTCCGAGTATCAGATGCACAGGTGCAACCTCAGCCATCGACTTGAGCCACCAGGTCAAAAGGTCAATGTACTCAGGTGAGATGCCTGTAGTCTTTGTGTGGAAGATGTCTCCGCCCACGAAGATGTGGTCCACACGCTGAGATCGACAATCGTCTATAAAGTCTTGAAATGTCTCTCGATACTCGTCATGACGGGAAAGAGCACGAATGTGAATGTCAGCTGTGTGAGCAATACGCATCCATACGATTATTATCTTAGGCTGTGGGCTTGTATCAACCCTGTGCAGTCTTTGCTAAAGACTTGACTGCTTCGCCACCTGTCTCAATTGCCTCTTTACCAAATTCCGCAGCAGCTCCCGCACTATGCTTCAGAGTCTCCTCAGCAAAATCTTCAATGAGCTCGTGCAGGTGCTCGCCAAGCTCATGAGCAGCTTCAACAAACCCGACTATCAAAACTGCAAAGTGTAGAGTTTTTCCGACCTTCTTCTGAGCGTCTGACCCCTCAAAATCGTCGTATGAAAGTATGTCTTCTTTTTTGCCCAGTAGTCCCTTGGCAGCTGCGGCAGCCCTGTATGCTGCATACTGCAGCGGTTGTGGGAATGCGACCTTGTCTCTAAACATTTTTTCCCACTCTTCTAGCACTTCAGTTGATTGCTCAAAAAACTTTTCAGCTTTTTCAAATCCCAATTTGCCTGAGACCCACTTCATGAACTTAGATGCCAAAATAAAACTACCAAGAACAGCAAAAACAGTCTTGATTGCAGTAAACCAAGCAGCTAGAGCAGCAAGAACGACCTCTTCCTTAATCAGATTTGCTGATTTAGCATAAATTCTTGCCAACCGAAGATCATTTTCATATATTTTCTGAGCAAGTCGCTCTTCTTCTAGAATGAAGAACATGTTAAGTTCACTTCGATTTATTGACTCAGCCTTAGGCTTGCCGCCGCCTGAACTCATCACTGCAGATAGATCGACAGATGCCATTTTTTCTAATTTGGCTTTGGCTTCCTTAAACCCAGAAATTTGAGCAGTTATCTTGTCAAGAGATTCTCCGCCTTCTTGCTTGGGTATCTGCTCTAAGAACTCCTTCATACCTTCGGGAATTTCTAATTTCTCAGTTCCGTCTTTTAGCTTGGTAAGAACTTCTTTTGATTTCTCAGCAATTTTTTTCTTGACGGAGCCTTCGATCTTCTTTAGTCCACCCTTGAGCTTTTCTAGAAAGCCCTCGTTGACAAGTGCTCTATACGCAATCTCACTCCTAACAATACGACGTAGCTGTGATTCCGTGATCTGGGGTCTTTTCTTAGCGCGGGGTGACTTCATGATCGCTAAATATCATGATCTTAGAGACGCAAACTAACTTGTCCTGCTCTTTTAAGCTTTCTGCTGAATTCGTCTTCCCAAGTGGGACGTGATGCCTCCGCCAAGGCCTTCTCGAACTCAGCCTTCGACATGCTACCTGGATCGCCCCAAGCCCTGACGTCTACCACCACATAATCGACGTCATATTCTGCAAGCTTCTTGGCAATCTTGGGAGTCTTGGTGTCCCACATGTCACCGTCGAGGGCCAACGCAACGGGCGTGTTGTTGATCAAGATCTTGTTGAAGATCTCATGCCTCTCGTCCAGTTCAGATCCGAGGAGTGCTGTGGTGTTCTCGGGACACTTCACGAGGTCGAAGGGACCTTCGACGAGGACGACCTGTTTCGTCCAGACAAGATTGATGTCGTTGAAAACGACGGGGTTCTTGTCGACGTCGGGATTGTCGTACTTCGGCTTCCTGTCCTTGTCGATTGCACGAGCAGTGAAGTAGTTGAGGTTGCCGGACGAGTCAAAGGAGGGCATGAGAATCCTTCGCTTCCATCTCGGTTCGTTGGACAGACCGAACTTGAAGTACCACGCGTCTTTCTCGGTGAGACCTCTCCCCACGAGGTACCGCCAGGCAGCTTTGACGTCGGGGTCTGAGACTGGTGCTACCGTGAGCAGTTGAAAGTCAGGTGGCAAGACTGCCCTTCTTTCGTCCTCACGTTCGCCCGTGACGAGCTGGGACGCTTGATCGTTCAATCCGAACAGCTCCTTGAAAGCAGAGAGCTGTGATTGAGTCCCGTACTTTCTGATCAGTGGAGCGATCGATCGTGACTTGAACCCACACACCCAGCAATGATTTGCCGAAGTGTCGGTCCTGATCGACAGCTTCTTCTTTGACGGATCGGAAGGGGCGCATATTGGGCAACGAACATCGAAGTTGATGCCGTTCGCAGATATGCGCCCCCTTCCAAAGACAGACTCGTAAAACGCTATGCTATCGGAGACCGAGCGTATGGCCACGGTCCAAACGTAACACGGGAAGAGTCAAGTGTTCACTTGTTCAATCTTCATACATCATGAAGATTATATTTCGCTTATTTCGATCTCTTCGCCACGTTTGGCTTGGCGCCGAGCTTCAATCTCAGCCGCTGCTAAATCCTTTGCAAGAATTTTTTTGTTGCGGGAATTGCCTACCCTGTCATAATATGTGACGTAGTACTCGTTGCCAATAGGAGCAATTCTTGCTGGGCCTGTAGCAGGAGCTAAAAGTGTATAATGCAACACGAATGCATCAGAGCCATCTGAAAGCTTGAGAAGCACCTGATTGGGTTCGGCGGGATCGAAGGATACGACCGTGGCGATGTCAGTGGGAGACAATTCACCAATCTTTCCCCTCATGTCTGGGCTTCCGTTCGATCGCACACCGTAGAGAGGCGCCGCATAACGATTGTTCTTCGTGCGGACGGTATCACCGACATTGAAATCAATGGGGGCGAGAGCCTCTCTCAGCGTAGCATGTCGAACTTCTTCCTTGATGATTCTGCGAAGCTGATTGACCGTGATTCTCATGCTCATTTGCCTCTAGGCAGAATAGACGTAATTGGTGAAGCTGTCCTCATCACTGATCGATTGTGCACCACCCATGAGTTCCTCATCGAGGTCACGAGCAAGAGATTTGAGTTCAGACCTGCTACCGTAGGAGAGGAGGGAATCATACTCCGCGGAGTATCCATCGCCCTTGTCGAGGGCATTTGCCGGTTCGAACGTGATGGACTTGTACTTCTTTGCCATTCCCTTGACCATGCCAACGAACTCATGAACAGACATGTCTGCGCCTTCAGCACGTACAGAGATCTCTGGAATTTCGAAGGATGCATCTGCCTCTTCTTCCATCTCTCTGAGCAACGATCTCTTTACTTCTTCCTTGATGATTCTACGTAGCTGGTTTACTGTTATCTTCATTTTCTTCTCTGTGAGATGATTATAAGTATGCGGTTCACATCAAAGATGCCGCTCTTGCAATCACATACGCATCAGTCATATCTCGAGAAGCATCGATGGGCAAACCGTTCTTCTTCGTAGCCCACACCACGTGCTTCAGGTCGTGTTCAGACATGTGCTTGAAGACCTGCTCCTTGCCGCTCATCCCAGCGACTGAAGTGCGCTGCATCTTGATACCGCAGAGCTTGCGAGCATGAGCAGCTGAGATGTAAGTTGGATCAACTTTAAAAATGTCACGGCCGATGTATGACGTGATGCCGTTGAAACGCATGAGGGTGGTGATAGTTGCGGCGGAAGACATGCCTTTTTGAAATCCCATGAGAGGTTCCTCTAAGGCCAGCAAGTCAATCTTCCATCCTGAAGATTGCTTTTCTTGTAAGATAGAACGGATGCGATCGGCCTTCTCAAAAAGTGTGTTGCATCCCTTGAATTCTATACGATCAAGGTAGATGATGTGGCTTCCTTTGTCGTCGGGTTGCACATCCGAATCAATGACGCATACCCCTGTGCAAGAAGTAGAAACATCTAACCCTAAAATCAACCGTGGCATGTGTGCAATCCTCCAACAGATTGCACACTAGTAAATGCTTACAAGAGTCCCATCTCTTTCAACTCGACCTCTGTAATGATTTTAAAAGCTATACCGCGAGATGCACACCATTCTCGAGCAGCATTAGCCTTCTTCTTCACGGTGATCTGCCCAAGCTTTCTCTTGGGCTTTACCTCTACGATCTCTTCACGACCATCTGAATATTTGACATAAAAGTCTGGGTAGTATCTACGGAACTTTTTTGTCCGAATATTAGAGAGATACTCGATGACTGTCTGCTCATAGGTCCAGAGTTCCACCCCGGGGTCAGCGTCCAAGTGAACCATCACCTTCTCTTCCCACCCGCTACGAAACTTACAAACCTGCCCTGTCTTGATAGAGACGTATTCGCCTCGATGATAGCGACCTTTTCTCTTTTGTCTCTTACGTTTTTTAGGAGGCATAGCGTCGGATCAAAAATCAAAAGCTATCTTGTAGAGGACCTTATCACCCTCTCTTTTTATTACGGGTTGCGCGAGGCGGGCCTTTGCAACTATATTCATATTTTCATCGTGAAAATTAAGACCGCTGATGTAGATAAAGGGCTCATTATCGACGGGGGAGGGAGACGGTTTAAGTGAATCGACGTTCTTGATATACGTTGGGTTAGATGAAGAATTCAACAGCCCAGACCCAGCAAGAATCTCATACTTCGTGGTATATAGATTTTGAACACCGTTGAACGACACTTCATACTGCTCTTTGCCAAAGAAATATAAGTGTGGATTCTTTATGACGACGATGCCTTCATCATAGAAGATGTTGCCGACGGTACTTTGTTTGTAGTGGGTTGTCGTAGCATCAGCACGATACAAGTTGCCCATGTAGTCATCCCTTAGGGTGATCGACATTGCACCGTATGATCCGCTGATCGATGCATCTCTAATCATGAACGACCCAGGTTGTATTCTACGGCCATAGTACAAGTTGCTGATATTGAAGAACGTGACCTGATTAGATGATGGATCTAAAGTGCGCTGGAATATTGTGAGCGGTACGCCCTTTTCGATTCCTGCTGTGTAATCGCCCGAATCAATTGCACTCTGGATCTTCTTGATTGCATTTGAGTATGCGCTTCCCGTGACCAACCCAGGGTTATCAGGTGTCGGACCGATCAGAGTCTGTAAGAAAGCATCGGTCGAAGCGCTGTCGGGATCGAGCTGACCCAGTCCCGCAGCATCGAGTGCAACAGCACCAGTGAGCATGTTCTCAAGATTGATGTAACTGTAATCGGGTGCGCCGTTGGAGTCAGTGAACCTATCAGAATACGTCTCTATGGCAAGAAGTGAATAGTTCGGTACAAAGTTGCCGTCGTCACAGGGCAGTATCGTAAGATTTCTTTTTGCGACGCCGCCGTCATCATACAAAAATGCATTTGCTTCTCGAGCAATTGTCGTGTGATCGATTGCAGTGCCCGTCAGATTAAGCAACCGAGGGAAACGGCCCGTTGCAAAATCCTTCGTAAAGTTTTCAAGGTTGATGTAATGACCTCCAACACCAAACGACATCGCAATGTTGAAGGGATCTGAAGTTGTACCGTCGACCTCAAAGAAAGGAGTCTGTAGTATGCCTCCGTGATCACCGACATACTTTCTGATGGGAGATGACTGCACGAAAAACGGCGGCATGTAGAACACAAAATCTTGCTTATCCAATGCTGCAATTCCCACACCAAATGATCCAGTGTAATCAAGTTCACTGTCAGAAAGATAGTGTCGACGGATTGATAGGTCGTGAAGCTCAGCCTTAAGAGGGTGGGCAAAAGTGTAATGATCGGGTTCATCTTGCAGGTTGTCAGCCGTTAATTGAACTAGACCCTCTCTTTCAGCGGTACGTGCAGCAAAGAACATACTTTGTGCGGATGTTCCTAGGTTTTTACCCTCGTAGTAATTGCCCACGCTGAGGACATCAGGATTAAGAGAATTTGCAAATTTACGGGGCATGATCGTACCACTTGGTATAACAAAATTTCCTCTATTGACGCCATCGACAACAAAAGAACCTGTCCCGTTATTAATGGTAGAAGTGCCCCACCTCACAACGACGTGATGCCAGTTGTTATGCAGTAAGCTATTGTCTTCAGAAAGAAAAACTAAGTCACTTGGGTAGTTGCCCGGCAAGGCAGCGGAGGGCTTTATATCCGCAGAGTGACTGAGTTGCAATAGCATGCGGTACCCTTGCGCAACACCGTTGTAGTCCTTCTTAGATCCTGTAACAAGAGACAGTGCATAACTTGATGATAGATGGAATATCGTGCCAGCAGTGAATGAGTTCTTGTCAGAGCTGTCTGAGGTATATCTCGGGTTGATGTAGAAATCAAAGCTAAACCCTCCCGTAAGACAATATGACCCTGAAACATATCCGTCTTGTCCCGGCACATCGGCGTCAACTGCGTTTGGAAATAGAAGCACAGAAGAGTCAGGAACTAATTGCTTTGCTCCGCTGTGCGAAGTAAAAAAATTCAAAGAATTGTAATTTGTGTATGCCCAATGCGCATGAGGGTATTCAACCCTGTAATGTGGCATTAGCATGTCTTTTACGTTGTTTTTTTGAAAAGTCCTTTTGGTAACTCTCGTCGTTGGAGTGAATCTTTCTACATCAAGAACAGCGGTTTCTCGAGTAGATACTGCATTAGCCAAACTAACGAATTTTTCAGCTTGTGAAGTGATTGGTTGACCGCTAGCCCTAAGTGTCCTTGCCTTGTTGACCAACGATTCGGCTGTTTTATCATAGGAGGAATCAACGACTACAAGACCGTTGATGTCATTAAACTGCAATGATTTTGCAGTGTCACGCTCGAGAGTAGATTGTCGGGGCCTGACCTTTATAGACCCAGTCACACCCAGAGTTGAGCTTGAGATATAGCTTCTATGCGCAGTTGTGACCAGCGTAAAGGTCTCTATATCGTTGGCGGGTATGATTCTGACGATCGACATGCTACACGTAACTATAAGACGGTGCCAGAACGTTGACTCGACAAAAATATCTCATCAGTCCCGGCACGTTACCCAGGTGTGCTGACTAGAAGTCAAGTCTTACTCTGAACGTCAGATCTCTGCCTGGGTTCTTTTCGACAGGGCGACTTAATTTAGCGACGGCAAGAAGACCATTGTCGTTATCGTAGAGTCCTATTGTCGTTATGTAAGTAAATGTATCTTGTGATTCTTCAGGCAGTGCTGGATCGTAGATCGTCAGGCGGCCTTTAACGCTTGATGTTGAAGAGTCTGTCTTTGAATCGATGTAAGTTGGATTTGATGAATAGTTGAAGTCATCAGGCAGGGCTCTACAGAACACGAGAGAAGAATTGATGTTGGTGACATTTTGGAAAGTTATTGCCGTGAGATTTGAGTCACCGAACCTCGCATAGCAAAAGTGATCAACTATGTCATCTATAGAAGCGGAGACAACTAGGTCGGGTATGACCTTGGCTTTGAACGCAGTTTCAGTGCCCGGGCCGCCAAGATTAATTTTACCCAGTGGATGCATTGCAGATATCGTGCCAGAGATGAACTGAGAACCTGATGTTATCCTGCTAGCATCAAGGACTGCTATACCGCTGTCATAAAACATGAGGCCGACAGCTCTGCTAACTGCTGAAGCGTCAACTAGATACCCGTATTGACCACCCACTTCGAAGAATCTAGAGTCTGAAGAACCGATATCTGTGTATATCGTTGATCCTGTCGTTGAAGTAAAAAATAGATTGGGCACGTTGTCAGCATCATTGGATGAGGGTTCATCGCCATTTCCAGTGCCGCCCTTGAAGGTTTTATCAACATATGACGCTGATTGATAGAACCTCATTGCAAAAGTCTCTCTCTTGATCTGATCTCTTGCAAAGAGTCTCTTAAAGGCAATGAACACCGCAGCGTCAATATCGACCTGGTTTGTTATATCCGTGGTGAAAGTCGCGTCTTTGGGCAACCTAAACATTCTAGATCTATTCCCCAAAAGCATCTGGGAGAATTGGCTATAGATGTCTGTCTTCTCCCTCATCATAAGAGAGCTGCTTCGATACAGATATTTGCCTGTTACGTCCTTGCCGGTTGATGCAACACCAGCTATTCCCGCAGCGTTTGGAGTACCAGCGTTATTGACTGGGTTATCAGTCCCTTTGGCTGCATCGGGTGCAGCCAATCCAAAAGTGATATCGAATATAGGGTTAGCTGTCTGAAGCGTGAAATCTTGATCGTATACTGTTTGAAAAAGGGAAGACGTTACTCCGGGACCGACGCCCCCTGTAACGAAAACCTGATATTTTCTTCTTGAAACAGAAGAGCTAATATCCTGTTGCAGTACATCGATTAGCTGATTGAGGAATGATCGAGTTGTCTTCTTGTCACTCTCTGATATGTCTTTAGTTGTAGCCATGTAAGATCCGTCAGGTTGAAAGTGTTGCTGTATACGTCACGGGTATATCAACGCTGCAGCCGTGTCTTTCGCCGGTTACTGTGATATAGCTATTTATTTGACGGTTTGTTGAGCTTGAAGCTCTGCCATACACTGAAAGTGTCGTGTTGTCTATTGATCTTGCAGAAACTTTGAAAGAAATAGACGTGACAATCTTGCCAGAAGAAGTCGTGAAAGTATAAGTGGCAATCCTGTTTGGGTCACCCGCACTAACACTAGATGCCGCTGAATCCACTGAAGTCAAAGTACCGTTGGTGGGAGAATCGATCGTGAAGAACCGATCTGATACCTTTATCTTGTACACTGTCTGTGCTAACTCAGCAGGAATATTTTGCGAATTGTTGTAAGAAAGATTCACTGTAACAGTATCAGACGGTGTAGACGTGGTCAAAGCGGGCGACTTAACATATGTCAAGACAGGCATGTAGATTGTCGAAATTGAAGCATTGCCGGGTGGATCACGGCCCACAAGCTTATACTTGAGCGCGATCGACGGATTAGTAAGTGCTTCGAATATGGGTGTGTTCTTTTCGATCTTTTCTTTTCCGACTGTTCTACCGTATTTTTTGATCATACGATAATCAATCTCATCGTCTCCCAAAGCGTATTTCTTGATGTTAAAAGCGCTGTTTGCCATTGCTAAGCGCTGGCGACCGTAATCGGTAAGAACAGCATCTAGAATGATGTTATTAGTTGAATGATCTAACCAACCCATATCGATGAACCTCGCTATCTGAACATACAAATATCAGAAACAAAACTTTTTTGACAACCTTTAGAACATGGTATGACATATCAGTGCGCGTTAAACTGCCGATTTGCTCAAGCTGAGTTTGTTAAACGCTCGGGATCACGTATAGAAATTTGTACAAGATTAGTCTTTTGGTTATCAAGATTGATAAGCTGCATGACATAATACGATTTTGAGGGAGCTGAATCGTACTGGGCCTCAACTATATCCGTCACGTGTCCTGAGCTGTCTTTAACACGGAAATAGTCCGGGCTGAAATATACATCGACTTGCTTTGTAGAATCACCCTGCAGCGACAACACGTCTTTGAATGCGTCCATGCGCAAGTTCATGTTGGGATACGGACGGGGTGATCCCGCATCACACACAGTGCGGGTCACGATCTTGTTTTTGTACGAATCAAAAGTGACTTGATATTGCGTTGAATAGTTTGATATTATCCCGTGGGCGTCAATAGAGCATAACGCGTAAATGTAATCCGAAGAGATGTAAAGCTCAGGATCAACTGTAAAGTCTTCATCAACAAAAGAGTATTGCGCAAAATCGTTGTCACTAATCAAGTACTTCAAGTCTGCGGGTGTACCGAGCAAATTATTAGCATCAACAAGCTCGCCCGTCCTGTATCTTCCGTCGGTCCCGGGACCTAACTTTGTGCGGTCAAATCCTATCTGTGCAATCAATTCAAACGGATGCTTGATACTAGATCTTCTAAAGATCTGGAACTGTTTTATATCGCCCTGTGGGTTGACGGGTGTGTCCCACACGATGTGTAGACTTCTCTTTAGATAGTCGAATATGAATCTGATGTCATTCGGCTCGGGAGGTGGGATATATTCAAAGCACTCAGCAGAACTTGACACAGTTCTTGAACTCACGTAATAAACGCCCACGGACGAATTTGTGCTGTCTTGAACGTAAGTTAGCAACCTTACGGCTGCAATAGATCTAATCGAATAAACGTATGTCTCTCCATAGAGCACAGAAGTGTCATCCATGCCCATGGTCTGTGGATCTTCAATATAGAAAGTCTCTTCTAGAAAAAACGAGCTTGTCTTTGAAGAATACCTGTATCTGTCTATGATGTACCCCACAAACTGCACTGGGACTTTTAGGGCATTTGAAGCATTCTTGTCATAAAAAATGGGGGTTGCAAACATACCTTCAGAATTGTACTGTGCTGCATTTAAAGATGCAGCATATGCACTGTTAAGCGTTCTAAACCCACTATTCAATTTTTGATTAGACTCTCCCAATACATCAGGTATGACGTTAGAGTTGATTCTGACGTTTAGGGAAAGATTGTCTGCAATTGATCTTAAAAAATCATCGTTGTCTTTTGCGTTGCCGCGGTCGTCATAGATCCTGAGACCGAGAGCATTTCTTGGAGAATCAGCCAGCTGCAAATAAGCTTTGCTCAATTCATCTAGCGCGTCAGTATATTTTTTGTCATTTTTAGTTGATTGAGTCGATATATCTTTCAATTGTGCCTTGGCCATTGCGGACATGCTTTCAACACCGTGCGCTTGTATTCGGCTGATTGTCTCAATGTTATCACTTGACTTTTCTACGAGTGTAGGGTCAGCAAACACCACAGACACAAATCCTGAATTGAAAAAATCAACTTCAGACAGTATTTTTTCGTGCTGATTACGAATTGAAAATTCTGATGAATTGTCAACCTTGCTAACGCTTTGTTTTTGAAGCTCGAAATCAGACAAAGAAGGCGCGGACCAGTTCAGGGTTATGTATCGTGCAATTTTTGAAAGCGGTAACCTGTTGCCTCTGGAATCGATTGCTCTTGGAGCTGACAGTCTCTCATCATCAACATAAAAGTTATATACAAACTTAGTAGAGAAATTTTTGACTGGTGGCACATGCACAACATCAAAAGATTTCGATGGATTAGATGCGTTGGGAAACTGTGGCATGTTATATCTCGTATTGTGTTGAATAATCGTAATTCACTACCGAAACGAAATATTCATCTAAGCTGACATCAGAGTCACTAGTGTCTCTATGCCTGTATTGAGGGTTGTTGGGGTCTTCACTGATGTTGATAAGAACACCTTCATCAATCAGCGTCTTCAATTCAGTAATACCTGTTTCGGTTGAATTTGAGCTAGCAATATCTACATAAAAATCGTCAGGGTCTATTAGAATGTTGAAAACTCTATCAAACTTCTTTGGATACAACATTCTACGCTTGTATGAATCAACATCTAATAGAAGCGTGTCGTTATAGTAAAAGTGGTCTCTAATAATGGAGTCAGACGGAATCACATAATTTTGTGCTGGGGGCGATCCGTTGGGCTGATTAGCTGCAGGTACTGAAGGTGGATTGTCAGGTGACAAGATCACTTGTTTTGAAGATTTTTCAAACAGAGCGATGGCTGTTCCCGACTTGTTAGGGTTCGTGTTCCTTGGGATTGAATTCACAAAAGATTCATACTGCATTTCTACTTTTTCGATGTTTGGAGACAACGGACTAAAGTTAGTATAGCGCGTCTCATCAAACTTTGCGTCAGTAAACCACCTGAGATATTCATCTAGAATAAAGCTCATTGCATGATTTGAAATGATCTCTTGGCGCTCAGCTAAACTTAAGAAGTTGTTTGATCCATAGACACTTGTGGGAAATGCACTATCGAAATCTTTGCACGTTACAAATCCTGAATCGACAGTGAATAACTTCGTGGGTATGTCAAGCAGGTTTGTGTCATTACTATCGAGCAACTCTAATTTCCAGTTGACAAGTTCACGTGTTGGAAATCTTCTTGTCTCAAAAAGAAACTTTTTTGGTGAATAGACGATGCTGGGATGACGCCAATCTATCTTGTAAACATACAGCTTGATTACGTTATTGAAGGCAGACTCGGCGCTGGTCAAATTACCCGTTATGCTTCGAAGAGCTCTCAAATGACGCTGTGGCATCCCTATGGACATGATCTTCTTGTTATACGCAGGCACACCTTGCATATCAGCGCTCTTGAAATAAGATGAAAGCAACGGATATGAAATTGTGTCAATGTCGTTGACGCTCACATAATCAGTGAACTTAGTAGGGAAATTCGCGTAATATGGAGTTGTAAGTAATTTTGATTCAAGATCACTTGCAGGGTTCAGACGATCTGATATTTCTGATCCAATAAACTGTGATTGGATTATTTGCTCTTCAGTCAGTGACAGATTTATGAGAGCATTCTTTTGGTCTTCAGTGAGTGATTTGTCTGATGCATACAGCGGCTGAATTTGTCCAATGTGCGTCTGAAATGACTTATTTAGGAAATCTTTGAAAGCTTTTAGCTTTTTGCTAGCGCTATTGACGTAGTTTCTTATTAGGCTAATGTCTTTCAGTGTTGAATGTAGGCTAGCATCGAGCTGTGCCACAGCAGATGTTACACGCTTGGGTGAAAGTGTGATACTGGTGTCTTGAACTCCGACTGAGTATTCAAAAAGTTCATTTACCTGCTCAGAAGTTGAGCTATCGATAAGATAACCCGCCTCATTGTGGATTGTTAATGTGCTACCGTTGGGATCTTCAGTGATGTAGTTAGACTCTATATTGTAATCAGTTGTATAAAAACCAGCAAGATTTTCGGGAGTTTGAGCCGCAACAATTCGTAGCAACATGTCGAAATATGCAAACATGTAAGCTGTTCTATTCATGCCTGAATAGAAAGTCTGCTCACCGTCGTATATCGGGCTTTTGTAGACAGTACTCATGCAGTCAACCAAAGACTTCCACAGACCTCGATCAAAGTCTATTGCAAACGTTCGTGCCAACGTCGCACCAGTATATGCAAAATAAGCTTGACGACGCTCTTGTGATATCTCCGCGTTCATTTCATCAACAAACGGAAGCAAAATTTCATTAGTGTCTGGATCCCGGGTGGGTGCGTCTTGTTTTTGGTTAAACGGTCGACCCATGACTTTTTCAAAAAGCTGGTAGTACGAGGTCTTATTGGGAGATGTCCAAGACCATCCAAGTTCGTCATCCCTGCTTTCAAGTTTTATATCACTGAACTGTGAATAGTTGTACACGTTTTCATTGACAGATGGTGCTGTGCCTGCAATTGTTACGATTGTTCTTCCTTCTGAAGCAGCTAAAGATATATCATCAGGGCTGACAGAAGCAAGAACTTTCTGCAAGAGACCTGCAATCTTTCCCTTAAACTGATCGATTTGCACGGAATTGTTGGTTCCATCAACCTGCTGTGACACAACAGACATTATCGAAGCAAACAGGTAGTACTTGAGTGTCTGTGAAACAGAAGCGTAATTTGTGTGTGGCTCAATTGCCGATTTGCAGATAATGGCAGCAAGTCTAACGGAATTTTGTTCACCAAGAGGAACATTAGACTTCACTAGCTGAGGATCAATCCCAGACAGGTATCCGTCTGAAACAGTGGTCAGTTTTGAATACAGCTTAGAGACTAAAGAAAGACTGTTCTTGACAGATCCCAAAGACAAAGAGTTGGGATCTTTAGCAACATATGAGTCCTTTGCTTTGAATCCATTGCTAAGAAGAGCCGTAGTGGTCGGCGGGTTCATGTCATAACCCAACATATCGACCATAGTAGCGAGTGCGTCATGGGAAGCATTGCATCTGTCAACCAGCTTCGTAATTCGACTGGTGTCAAACCTATTCCCACCCACGACAGAAACAGAGCTATCGATATAGTAATAAGAACCAGGCGTTATCTTAAGCTCATCATTAAACGTATTTTCAAACGTCAACACGTTGTAGAACGTGTTTTTATCTGTGGAGACGTAGTCCTGTGATAGACCAACCAAAGACTTTCCGTTTCCAACAGGCTTTTTTACAGGCAAGAGAACGGACTTGTTGAAATTGCCGATAAGGTAATCAAAGATAGCATGATTTCCCTTACTCGAATATGAGTAACCATATTCGTCCATGAGGTTATCGCGATTTTCTTTCTTAGAAAGATATTCTGAGAAACTGAACTCTTTGAAGAGGCAATTTGCCAAGACACTTATGTCTCTGCCGGACGCTTGAAAAGCATCAAGAGACGAGTTGGAAAGAAATTCCTTGTTTGTCCCTCTATTTGCAATATTGATCAAATAACTGTTAGAGAAGTCATTCAGCAACTTAATCTGATTATTTGCAGAGTATGTGTTGTCACTCAGGGCAGCAGCGGTTGGTAATCCCAGGTCTTGAGCGTCATATATCCACAAGCGCTTGACGTTGTCGGATACGACAACTACGTCAGAGAGTTGATATTGATCTTTGTCAGTTATCACATTGTTGCGTGTGAAAGTGTCGACCAGAAGCTGTCGGGTGTGGGACAGTATCTTATACTTCAACTCAAGCAATGACTGTTGCCAAAGCTTGGTTGCAGAATATACTTGTATGTCAGATTTTCTATACCCCGCGCCGGCAAGAATTCCATAAAATCCCGGGATGATAGAAACATCTTTGTAAGTCAAGATGTTGAGACTGTCAAATGCATCCGACATCAATTTATTGAGTTGAAGTATAAAAGACTTCTCAGTAGATACAAAATCCTGCAGCGCTTGCTTGTTGTCTTTGACCAAATTCAAAGATTCTTCATTGATTAACATTGAGCATGCTGCACGGGCTGTGATAAGCTTCGAAACCTCTTTGTGAAAGACTGCGTCTCCCACGCTAGATCTAGCATCACCTTCGTATAGTGGAGAAAAGTCAGACAGAAGCAAGATGATTGGCCTGTCCTGTGGCATGCCCGTATTTTGTGAATAGACTTCAATGTTGTCTGCTTCAGTTGGAGCATCAAGATGCCTGTCGACAGCATTGTAAGTGCTTATTAAAACTGGATTTGCCAATGAATACACAGCACTCTTTGGATCACTTTTGCTAGAGACAGGGGTTGAGTGATACACGACCGCCGATTGGTTTGTCGGGTTTCCTGTAGAAGATTTAGAAAATTTCATAATGCTCCATCGTCAAACATCTACAAGACATTAGTGTTGTTGGGTAATGCTACAGTCCGAGGTGTAATCATGTCGGGCAATATCAGTATTGAACTTGTATACCCAGGAGAGTCGATAACAAAATTGGAAGATATCGGCACGACAATATAATAGACTGTCCCAATGTCTTGGGGCGTAATCGAGTGATAGATAAAATTCTTTCTTGATCTTCCGACCAAGCTCCTGACACCATTGACAACTTTCATAACGACAAAAGCATCATAGATATTGTTGTCAGGAACGCTCCAAGAGATCTTCACAGCGCTCTTATTAATTCTGTTAGCTACAACCTGTGTCAATTCAGAGTATTTTTTTGACCCCATCGACATTACTGATGCTGTCAATCCGTAGCACTCAGATCTAAAATTCTCATATGCACTTATAGACGGGATATTGGTGCTTGGATCGTCAGCGTATAGATACCCTGCTTTAGCTGATGAATTTCTCCACTTGTAGGGTGAATAAAACCACTCAATACCGTGCGAATCAGTACCTTTAGCTATAAAGTTTTTGAATAACTCAATCGGATTTTTTCTGTACGTAAAAACGCTGTAAATGTAATCATGCAGAGGGTTTATCGGCTTGATGTTAGACTTTTTTTGCGTAGTTGTGTTATCAGAAAAAGCTCCACTAGACACCAACGCAAACACTTCTCTTTCTGAAGTGTTTAGGTTTGTACGAACTACCTCGTGAAAGAAAAGATCAGCATACTCGGGTATGCCACCGTCGTCACCTAAGGGTGACGACAAGTTGTTTGCAGGATTCAAGTATTGCTCGTATAATTCGCCCAATTGCTCTTTAAGAAAATCAGTAATACTTTGTTTTTCAGATGATGGTACGCTGATGTTTATCTGAAAGTTGCAAAATCGATTTCCACCGCTGTCAATTGCATTGAATGGAGATGTAGTAGTAACGTTCACTGCCTTGCTATTGTCAGCTGAATATGGTATGTTTTGAAATAAAACATAGTTTGATGGAATAGTGACTTCGTTATTGCCTTTTTTCACGCCAACTATGCAATAGTACTCATAAACTCTTCCGACTTGCGATGAGCGATCAGTAAATGAAAAATTAGAAGTGCCTTTTGCGACTTGCTCGATTCTGTCAATAACTTGGAAGAGTTCGTCAACATGTTGAGTACAGTCACGTCTATATAGCGTCAAAGAAGAAGCATTGTCAGGAACTCCATACACGTCTATTCTTGTCCTTGAGTTCACAAAGCTACTAACGACTATTGCCAACGAGCACACGGCATCATGACCTGCGCCGACGACCGTGTTTGTGTAAACATAAGCTTCCCTGTTATGCAGATCAACAGGCACAACTCTTAGAATAGAGAGATTAGACTTAGCCAAAAAGCTAAAATGATTTACAGAACCGTTCTCTAAGACGCCTATCTTCTCATATCTCCCAGAATTTCCCTTAGTGTCAATGTCCTTAAGATAAATGTTGAATTTCTTTACACGTCCCGAAGTATCTTTATCAGTAACGACAGCCGTATACTGAGATGTATTTAGCTTTTTTGAATTAGCATGCGTAATCTGGACGTTGACATCGGGCGGTGTCAACACCGTGTCAAATGCTTCTACGTGGTTCAGTGGTGTAAATTCAACATCGACGCTTTCTTCGGGTATCGAACCATTCTTTTTGTATAACTCAAACCTTGCAATCAAAGGTACATTTTTGTTGCCAGATTTTATCTGTACCTGGGATGTAACAATAACATCAGACAGCTGTTTGGTAGTAACTCTATTCTCATACACGGCCATCTTGTTCTCTTCGGGTGAAGAAGCAATGTAGTCCAGAAGATATCTTATAGACTCATATTGCAGTTCTTTTTTGCCCATATCCAATACGCGTTTTTTATACGCTGGGTTGTCTAAATCAGTCTGAGAAGTATAATGAGACAACACCGAGTCTGTTACAACAGACGTGACATCAACTAAATCATGATTCATTCTGTTGATTACATGTAGAGGATCAAGTTGATTTGATGCATCAGCGCCCGAAGCTCCCTGTGCCACATCACCCTTCATGTTTCTTTGTAACTGATTCATCCTAAAATTCTTTGATTCGATTCTTAGACTTTTTGGATTAATTTTGTATTCAGGGGCATAAACTTCTGTTAATGTGAAATAGCTTTGTAGTGCTTGTGCTATTTGAGAGCCAATCGAGACGTCGACTGCAGCGAGTAGATCCTCGTCTTTATTCTGTAGATCGCTAAAAGCTTGCACGCTAGAGAATATCTTGTCGTTCAGCTTCTGATTAAATTTGGGTTGGAGCCTGATGTTATTTGATCGTGGTTGCAAGGCATTTGCAACGTTTGCAAATTTATCATTATTAGAATCATTGATAAGCTTATACGCATTTGTCGCTTGTGTTGATTGCATACCAGACGATGTTTTCAATACCTTGATTACAACCCTATCGTAGTCCAGCGGATTTTTCTTTTGTGATTTTAAGAAAATGCTAAATGAAAAATTGAAATAGTAAAGGTCGTTGTTCAACTCTACTAATTCAGCAAACGTGTCTGGATCGACGCGCAGTACAGAAGAGTTTGCAACTATGCTTGAATCAACACTTCTTTTAACAAACAGTTTCATCTTTAGCAACCTTCTCTGTCAGTCATCGGATTGTCTTTGGCCTAGAGAAAACAAGCGTGAATATATTGATAAACACATTTGTACCGCGGTCATCGACGTACGTCTTTCCAACAAAAAATACACGATTTGTCACTTCACGTTTGCTGTCAGCAGCATTCAATATGTCGCCATATTCAACAATATCTAATTTAGTAACCTCAGTGCCATTGACTTCAAATAACTGCCCTATCACGTTGTTTGAATTAGAGGTCATAACAAACTCTAGATTAGAAGACTCGAGTCCCGTTAAGAGTTGCTTAATGTCAGCAAAGCTCAGCTTCTTGTGATTGTCACCCCAAGAAGGATAGTTCCCCAAATAGTAGGGTTTTAGACTGTCGACGTTTGACTTATCGGGAGCAACAGAATCTGATACTTTGACAATTGGTGGTAGGTACAAGAAATTATCTAAGTGGCTAAATCTTCCATCGTTAAAGATAGAATCAATATTGTTCAACTGGGGAACATTGGTGACTCTTTGCCTCGTGTCTTTATCTAACTTTGAAGTATCAAATTGAATGTTGTTTGTTGATAAGACAAAATCTTGATCTCCGTAAAATCGATCAATTGATGCTAAAAGCTGCTGCTTATTGAAGTTATCGAAAGAAGATGTAAGTATTCCCTTTATCTGCGTAGCAAAATCTGCATTTTGAACGCTATCCGTAAGCAAATTGCCGCCAATCACACCTTCTTCAACAATAAGAGGTGAAGAAAGAGTGCCAGTAAGAAAAATTTTAGTACCCAAAAAAGCTTTAGCTGTGTCTAGAAAAACTGAATTGTTGTAAACAATGCAATTGACATCAGGGCCGCCAATGTTTGTCAAAGAAGCAATAGCACCTGATATTGCAGAGGCAAACTGAGGAGACCCCAGGCCGCCGGCACTTCCAATGTAAGCTACGTACGGAGGCCCAGATTTGGTTATAGTTCCTGCGACTAATTTAGGATCAATCAACACAGAGCCTGTCACGTTGCTCAGATCGCTGTAAACAAATCCGCAGTTCAAGTCATTGGGATTTTCAAGCAAAGTGCTTGTTTGAACACGCCGTCCGTGGTGGTATTGATATGACACAAGCTGTCCGTTGATAAGACTGGCCTGTGATGTAAGAGACGGAATCGTACTATTGTTACTAGTTTTTATGTCTTGATATCGAAAGGGAACTAACTTGCCTTCATCATTTGCCTCAAACGTTATTTGATCCTGCGGCAAATTTGCTACTTCAAAGTATATCTTGGGTGTTGGATCTTCATGACCACTGCTGGGGTCAGGAATATATGACACGCCCATGTCACTGAACGTGACATACTTAACGTCAAAATTGCCGGCTGCCATTTGGCGGCGACCTTCAGACGTGAGGATTGCGTCTATCACTCTGGAACGGTTGTTGAGAATTCCACTCATGCTCTACACAAATATACTTCGGGAATCTTTCACAGACCGACATATGAGCAGCTATGTCAAAGAATCTTTGATAACACAGCTACTAATTTCGATTTCTAAAGAATCTGCGATGCCAAAGTTGCTAGAGCGCTACGTTCCCCCTTGAGAAGAGTGACGTGCCCCGACAAGTCGTATTCCTTGAATTTCTCAACTGCGTAAGTAAGACCATTAGTGAATGTGTCGACGTGAACATTGTCAATCTGCTCAACGTCTCCCGTCAATACTATCTTAGTTCCTTCACCTGCTCGAGTGACGATTGTCTTCAACTCATGCATCGATAGATTCTGTGCTTCATCAATGATTATGAAAGCGTTTGGGATTGATCTTCCTCTGATAAAAGAGATTGCCTCAAGCTCAATAAGCCCTCTCTGCTGCATGAGGTCAAGATACGGATCTTTGAACCCTCCGATTGACTCCTCAGATCTCTTTTTTTTCTGGGTTGCCTGGTTCTTTTTACTAAATCCCGAATTTCCCAGAAGAAATTCTAGGTTATCTCTGATTGGAGCAATCCACGGTTCCATCTTTTCTTCAAGTGTACCAGGAAGAAATCCGATATCACGTCCGACAGGCTGGACGGGACGGGACACGATGAGCTTTTGATATACAGAATTTTGACCGATTGACTGAAGCTGGTCCAGCCCGGCGGCGAGAGCAATGAGAGTCTTGCCGCAACCAGCGCGGCCGGTCAGAGTCAGTAGTTTCACACTTGGATCCATCAACAACTCAATTGAAAATGACTGCTCTTTATTTCTAGGACGAACTCCAAATATGCCGTCGTATCGTGTAAGTTGTTTCAATGACATATCAGATAGAGCTCGAGTCAAGACTGAATTTATAGTATTGCCTTCTGCATCTACTGACTTGAGAACTAAAATCTGATTAGGATAGATTGTGTCTTCCGTGACGTCGGACACCTTGTATGCACCCCCCATATAGAAATCATTGATTAGATCCTCACTGGTCAATATGACTTTGACACCAGTGTATAAAGAATCCATCGAATCTGATACACGAATGCTTAGATAATCCTGTGCCTCAATACCCAACGAAGAGCACTTGACACGAACATTGATATCCTTGCTGACAAGAATCGCATTGGGCACAGTCTTCTGAAGCTTCAACACGAATCCAATGATCATGTTGTCGACTGAAGAGCCCTTAGTCAATTCAGGAGGCAACAACTCATCATATCCCGAAGAGGAAGACATAATTCTTAAAAACCCGCCGCTGGGCAGATTGACACCGTCTTTGAGGCTGCCTGTTTCGCCTAACAAGTCAAGAGTTCTGCTTATCTCTCGACAGTTTCTGCCGACCTCGTCTGACCGTCCCTTGTGCCGATCAAGTTCTTCTAGAACGAGGATTGGGATGACAAGATCGTTATCTTGAAAATTCCGCAAACAGTTGGGATCACTCAAAAGAACGTTGGTGTCCAGGATATATGTCTTTTTCATGTTGTGAAATTTGAGGTTTTCTTATACAAAGTAAGTTCCTCACGAAAATATCATACACAGAACTATGGAACTCAACTCAAAAAGAAACAAGAAGCTACAACTTATTCCAGAGACTACATGCTATGAAGCAATTGACAAATCTTCTTGCACCTGCCAAAGAAAAAAGTGTAGCAAGTGGATTGAGTTTGAGCAAGGCAAAAATTGCCTATTGATCACGACGCAACAGGGTCCTCTTACCTTGAATGAAATTGGAAAGATTTACGGACTGACACGGATGCGAATTTGTCAGATCGAAAAGGGGATATACCAAAAGATTCGAAACTTCATGCGGGCGTAATTGCAGGTTTCTTTTTAAGATTGGGCTTCTTCTTCTTTTCTGAATCTACGGAAGTTTCATTCTCAGATACGCCCTCTTGAATGGGTGCGCTATCGTAGACAGATGAAACAGACACTGTGCGCTCTTCCTTCACCTCTAAATCGGGTGCAGTCTGGGGTGCTTCGGACTTCTTTTCAGGTGTCAATTTGTTTTTATGAATTACATGCTTAACATTGGGATCAAGATCGTGTAAAGCAATCTCTCGTAAGATAAGTTCTCTATTTCTCATTGTTTTTCTCCGATAACAAACAAGGGAAGTACACATACGCACTTCCCTTGCAACAAAGTAGGCTTGAATTTAAGTCAGTCTTTTGACTCTTTGCTTGCCTTATCAGTCTCAAGGGTCACCTTGCCAAGGTCTCTTGCAGCCGCTGCAAGAGCTCGAAGACCCTTACGAACACGGACACCTGCGGCGGCAACTCCCTTGGCGTTCTTTGCTACGTCAAGCTCAAGCGCCTCGACTAGAGCCTTAAGCTCATTCCACTTATTCAAAACTGGGCTATCGTCACTCATTGAAAATCATTCCTCCAGACAGAAATATAGGTTCTGTAGAATAAAAGTAAACAATTCATTGAAAGGACAGCTTGAACTCCTCGGGGAACATGTGCAGATTCCTTGAGTAGAAACGTTGCCAATCTGCATCCAGGATATAAGACACAGCGTGATCCTGTTCATTCCTGATCGAACGTCCAAGCGATTGGATGACTGCTTTGGCTGTCATGTATGGGTACCACATCTTGTTGCGTTCCATACGCTTCTTGACCACGAGATCCCCTAGATACGGGAACGGTGTCTTACATATGATCTGAAATCTTGACGCATCGTCAGCAAGATCGACTCCCTCCATCATAGATGGGCTGATCAAGACTGTCGGATCCGGACTCTCTATATGCCGACGTAAGACCTCATCACGGTTAGCAGAATCATGTGACAGAAATCTTTCTGTCATGATGTTTTCAATGAGATAGCGTGCAACTTTAAAGTTGGTAGTGTGGATGATTCCCTTCTCATTGGGGTGTTTATCTAAGAGAAGTTTGACTGCCTCGGCCATGATGGGTAACGTGCGGTCAATGTTGTCTTTTGACATCGATCCAGCAGGTACGACATGGATAGGTCGATTCTCGATTGGGAATGGAGACGGAATCCTGAGGTACGCAACTTCACTTGGATCAAGTCCAATTGAAGTGCAAAACACGTCTTTATCAACTACCGTTGCTGACATCATGAGAAGTCGTGCACCTGACTTGAAGAGCACTTGTGATTCAGGCGCGACGTCAACAGGCTTAAACTCGAACTTACGAGCACCTCTCTTTGATCCTTCAGGCGGATAAGAAATATTCATGACCCAGTTATCATGTGTGTAGGAATCAAGGAAACGGTTGACTTTGCAGATATGCTTATCAAGCATCTCGTACTGCTTTGAAAACTCCCCGTATCCCTCTATCTGATCTGAGAGTTTGACCATGTTCTTCTCAAGTTCACGCATGTATTTGCTTACTGCCTTACGGTAAGGAATGCGAACCCATTCAAGAACTGCATCTTGGGTATCGAGTCTTGGAATCTTGCACTTCAATGTGTCACGTGCAAATTTTTCAGAGAATGTGACCTCAACGAACTTGCCAACTTCAGATTCAATGTTGTGACATTCGTCGATGATGAGCAGGGCTCGAGGTTCAAGCTTTCCTGCATACGTCGTCTCCGCTAGAAAATAAGAGAAATTGGTGATGGAGATTGGCGATTCAATAAAATCCTGTTTCTCTAATGAGTAAGTGCAGTTATTCTTGCACTGTTTCTCGAACTCTGTACCCTTAAGATGTTTACCCATTTTAACAAGTACGCGCTTTGATTCTGCACAAGTCTGATCGGTGTAATGCTTGCATTGGTAGTTTGCAGACGACTTGATCGATCGCACTAATCCTTTGCCGCTTTGCGGACCAAAGTCGTCAAGATACTGTTGTTGAAGTATCTTTTGTGTTGTGATAACATATGCTCCTGTCATCAGATCTCCGTCCGAATTTCGGACGGGCGGAGCATGCATCTCCATGTAACGGGCAATCGTGATACCGGTAGCTGATTTACCGGTACCAGTACCCATCTCTAGAAGTACTGCTTTTTTTCCTGATTCGTAAGCATCAAGTGCAAACTCAATTGCCTTACGCTGTTCCTGTCGAATGTTGGGAAATGGGAAATACTTCAGGTAATCATGAGTGGGCATTTTTTAGACAATATACCAAAGGGTATACACTTTGCACCGCATCAAACTCCGATGATCTTATCAACAATTCCCATCTTGATTGCCTCTTCGGGGAGTAGATAGACATCATGTCCACGCTTCATGATTTTTTCGATTTGCTCACGAGTTGACCTTGTCTCACCCACGATTGCATCTACCATCTGGTCCTGGAGTCGTTTGTGTTCCTTTGACTCCGCCATGACTTCAAACACGTTGCCGCCAGCGCCGCCGCTCACCGGATGGATCATCACACGAGCGTTCTTACCTATCATTCTCCTACCCTTTGTACCTGATGCAAGCAAAAGTACACCGGCACTCATGACTTTACCAAGCGCTATTGTGTGCACTGGGCATGGCAAGAATTTGATCGTGTCGTAAAGAGTGAACATCTCATCAACAGATCCCCCGTACGTTGATATGACAAGATGAATAGGCTTATGATTAATAGAAGCAAGATGAAGCATCTGGGCAACGACCATTGAGATTGAAGACTCATTGACATCTCCATGAAGAACAACTAGTCGCGAAGAATCAGATGGATTAGACACAGTAGCAATCTGTAACATCTCCTCAGAGTTCTTCTTCGATTCTGACTTTGATTCAAGAACTTTCCTACCCATTGTCTTCCTCCTGCCCATAAATCTTTGTAACAAAAAGTGAATTGCCTTTCTTTTCACGAATAAAGCTTGACAGTTCTTTCATGTCCTCAACGGTCTCTAGTTCAAGTGAAAGATAGTACATGATCAACCAGCGCTGACGATCGTTGATTCCAAACGTGTTGATTTCCTTGACAATCTGTCGCGCAATGTTGCTTTCGGTAGTGAGCTTCTCTGATTGAAGCTCACCGTAAGTAAATTGTTCATTCATCTTTTTTCACCTCATCTAAGACGACTACGCTGTCTCTTGAGAATGTCTCAATCTTAAAGAAAGATTCAGACATCATTCTTACGTACTTACCGTGGCGCATGCCATCTTCCTCTTCTCCTGTGAGTGTGACAAAGCTACCCCACTCTTTGTTTTCAAGAATGTGTTGAGCCTGTTCCCATGTAGCAATTTCGACATTGTGGCGCTCAAGAATGTCAACAAGGTTGGGAGGAAGCGATGTTTTTATGTCATCGATAGAAATGATAGAAGCGATCGATTCTTTCTTTGAAAGAATCTCAGACTTGCATATGTCGACAACTTTGTGCACTAATCCGCAGTTATTGCATTGAGCATACTTTGGTACTGCATTGTCATCATCATCAATGACGGAAAACACGACAAATTGATGCTTTGGCGGGTCAGGTAATGACTTAAACTGCGGTAACACACATCGACAATAAACGAGGTGTCTTTGTCCCCTCATGTATGTTTCTTGACTGCCCGGTGGTAAATCGGCAGCGCTTTCTGATAAGCTTCATCCACTGAAAGATTGACTATGTTGATAAGCTTGTTCAGATCAGACTCAGGAAGGCTAACCATGCTGCTTCTTACAGCAGACAGGAGATTTGAAGCTAACGTGTCCTTGACTGAATCAACAAGTATTCTTGACTCTTTAACGATGTTATCTGATTTGTCCATGATAGAAAGAACATAACAAATTTCAGATTCAAGTAAAAGTCTGGATGTCTAGAGAGTCAATTAGTGACAGCAGGCTCTTGTAGGCGGTTGAAGCGGCATCTTCGACTGAAGATCTTCCGTTCAGAGCTGCAGAAATATATCTAATTCCCATGTCTAATTGAAGTGACTTGGAGTAATAAAACATATCTTGAGGCACACCGATATCAATACACTGCGCTGTTAACGTTGCAATTCTCTTGCTCAGATATGAATCCAACTCGGGTCTTTCAACAATTCTTTTTTTCAACTCAAGCACATGCTTAGCGGCTCGTGTGCTTGAATTCCTGTTCCGTATTCTGATTCCGTCACTTGAAAGTATGCACTCTTCCAGCTTCAGATAAGAATCTAGATTGATTGAAGATATGAGATCACCTCGTAAAGATGACACCAGGTCAGACCCAGCAATGATTGCTAAATCTACAAGAGTGTTAGCAGACTCAGCATCAAAACTTGAATAGTACGGGTAGACCAGCAAAGTCTTACGATCTAGATTGATTTTTAGCGTGTGTAGCACATCATTACTAAATCCACGGCACGCTAGCACTATGGCATCTTTGTTATCACTTGCTCTTTCAAGCAAGTGATGAATTTCAGAAACAGACTCGACGTAACCATCAATGCTGACCAACTTGCAATTATTAATTGCAATTGTTTTCTCAAGCGGAAGTTGACACTTCAGTTCAAATCTGTACCCATCAACTATCTCTACATACTGTTTTTTAGAAGTTGACTTTTTGATAGCAATGTTTGTATTGCTTGCACTATATTCTAAGGCACATAAAAGTAACTCATTGACGTCTTTATCAAAAGAATATTGTTGCAATCCATCAACGATATCAGACTTGTAGACAGGTCGCAGAAGTTGTTTATTAGACACCCCCACGAATTTCTGCAGCATAACAATACCAGCATTTGGAGCAGATTGTTCTGCTGATAACGCACTAGTCAATACTAGTTCATATAGCTTTAGAGCTTTTGTAGAAGGTCTATGCGAAATAAAGTGCTGTAATCCACTTAAAAAATGATTAGACCCCTTCTCTTCTTTAAGAGAAGAATGGACATTCAAATTTTCAGAAATAATCTTTTTTACTTCTTGTAGCGGAGTCACAAAGCTATTTTAAGCTAGCATTTGACAGTTGTTTAAGGATGCAGCTTGGTTTCGATCCAATTGAACAGCAATGTGACTGTTGCGCCGCCAATGGCTATTAAGATCCACTTCACGAACGCCCAAGTTGCTGTCTTGCTTTTCACTAATGAGTCAACGGATTTTTCAAGATGTATGACTTTTTCATTTGACTCATCAAACGATTCATCATTTTTTACATCCTCACGTTCACGATGTTTCTTCCATTCGTTAATTTCAGACATGTGTTGCGATATTTCAGCAAATTTTTCTGAATTTTCTATTTTGTAATCGTTGAGTCTAGAAAAAATACCGTCGTTGGGATCATAGATTGCATCGTGAATCTTATCGACTTTGCTGACAAGCTGGCCTTGTCCGTGTTCTATCTTGTCAATCTTGTGGATCAAAGCATCGAATCCACCATTGAGAGCCGCGCTGTTATGGATTTTTTTATGGATGTCATCAAGGACGTCAGTTTTTGGCTGCTGGGTAGTTTTTAGCTTTGACACAACTTTTTTCATGTACAGCTGCCTTTGTTAACTGTAGATTCTGTTCTTAAATAGCTGAAAAATTTAAACATGAATCTTAAAGAACAAGTATTTGTTGATCCCCGAAAACTGATTGATAGTCAAACACAGATAGTGTTTGTAGCAGATCTGTTTGCCAATGATTATTCGGGCGGAGCAGAGCTTACAACCGAAGCCCTGGTTGAGGAGGCACCCTTCATAGTCCAGAAAATTCATTCAAAAGACGTGAATCTATCTGCACTCTCACAGGGCAAGGACAAATTTTGGGTCTTTGGAAATTTTGCTCAGCTCAACCCAGAGCTGATCCCATCGATTGTGGCCAATCTGAAGTATGCCATTCTTGAATATGATTACAAGTACTGTAAGTTCAGATCCCCAGAAAAGCATACTGCAGCCACGGGTTCTCCATGTGACTGCCACGAACAGATGACAGGAAAGCTTGTTTCTGCTTTCTACTACGGTGCAACTTCACTGTGGTGGATGTCAGAGGGACAAAAGCAGAGGTACCACAGCCTATTCCCGTTTTTGGCAGAAAAAGACAACGTGGTCCTATCATCGGTGTTTTCAAAGAAAACCCTGGGCCTTCTGAAGTGGCTTCGTGGCCAAGCTGAGACCTCCTCCACACCTCGCCAGGGTTGGATTGTTCTTGGCTCTCAGTCTTGGGTCAAGGGATTTGAGGCTGCGAAGGCTTGGTGCGAGGCCGAAGGAAAGAAGTACGAGGTTGTCTGGGATCTTCCATACGATCAGGTTCTTGAGAAGATGGCGCATGCAGAGGGATTTGTTTATCTTCCTGCCGGCGCAGATACATGCCCAAGGATGGTAATTGAGGCCAAGCTATTGGGCTGTAAGATGCACCTCAATGATAATGTCCAGCATGCATCTGAGGAGTGGTTTGCCACGGACAATCTCGATGATATTCATGATTATCTCTTCTCTGCACCCGGACTTTTTTGGAAGGGAATTAGAGCAATAATGGAATACAAGCCCAGCATCTCCGGCTACACCACCACCTACAACTGTGTGTCTCAGGGTTATCCCTTCGAGGTGAGCATCCGAAGCATGCTTCAATTCTGCAGTGAAGTATGTGTGGTCGACGGCGGGAGCACGGATGGAACACTTGAAAAGTTGCAGGCCCTCGCTGATGAGTCATCCGGCAAGGTGAAGGTGAAGAGGGTAGAGAGGGACTGGAATCATCCGAGGTTTGCGGTATTCGATGGGATGCAGAAGGCAGAGGCACGCAAGATGTGCACGGGTGACTTCTGCTGGCAGATGGACTCAGACGAAATTGTACATGAGATCGATGCAACTAAGATTGTTGATCTGGCAGCCAAGATGCCCACCGGTGCTGACATAATCTCTCTTCCCGTCATCGAATATTGGGGTGGCCCTGAAAAAGTAAGATGTGATATCCAACCGTGGAAGTGGAGGTTATCACGAAATGCACCACACATTACGCATGGAATTCCAAAAGAGCTTCGAAAGACTGATTCAGAGGGAAATCTTTACGCTTTGGAGGGTACCGATGGATGTGACATGATTCATTCAGCAACTGGAGAAAGATTGCCACATGTCACCTTCCACAATCAAGACGCTGAAAATGCACGACAAGCTGCTCTTCAAGGGAATGCAGACGCTCTAAGAGCATACAGTGAATGGTTCAATAACGTAGTCGACAACATCCCTGGGGTTCACCACTATTCTTGGTACAACATGCCAAGAAAGATCAAGACATATAAGGGGTATTGGACCAAGCATTGGTTATCGCTTTATGATAAGAAGGTCGAAGATACCGCAGAAAACAACATGTTCTTTGACGTCCCATGGAGTGAAGTAACAGATGAGATGATCGAGAAGAGAGCTGAAGAGATAAAACAAGGTACGGGTGGGTGGATTTGGCATAGAAAATGGAAGGGACAGAGATTGCCACACATCGAAGTAAAGAGAGGCGAACCAAAGCTCTCATGAAAAACAAGTTTGTCTTTATAATCCCATACTTCAACTGTGAAGAAGACATAAGAAAAACGATATATTCAATCATTTCACAGTCTTATGACGACTGGAGAGTAGTTCTTATCAATGATATGTCAACCGATAAAACTCAACTTGTCGTCAAAGAAACAGTAGAATCGTTACCGCCTCAACTACAGTGTAAGTTTTTGCTTGTCGACAATACAGAGAAGCACGGTGAAGTGCGAAATACAATAAAGACTGTACGCAATATTGATGACAATGATGTTGTATGTCGGCTCGACGGCGGTGACTGGTTGACAGAAAATGACTTGTTGTATATTATCAATAGTGTATACGAAGATCCTGATGTGGCAATTGCATGGACAGCCCACCGGTGGTCGTACACAACTCAGAACATATCAGGACCCATGAATCTCTCACCTAACCAGACGGTGTACCAACACCCGTGGGTGTCTTCTCATCTTAAGACTTTTAGGTGTAAGCATCTAAAGAGGGTCCCAGAAGCTAATTTCAAAGATGACGATGGAAATTACATCATGATTGCTTGTGATCAAGCTGTCTTTCTTCCAATGATGCACCTTGCAAATCAAGACGGAAAAAAGCTTCAATTTATACCCATTGTTGGGTATCACTACAACATTGATCTAACAAACAAGAATTTGTTTACTAGTGAGAGGTCAGTCAGACAAAAGATGTCTGCAGAAAGAATAAGAGCACGAGGGTTTGTCAGTTGAAAGTTTTATTTGACAATGTCAACCCAGGTTCGTCATCAGGACCCAACTCTTTTGGCAGAAAATTGATGAATGAGCTTCAGAGGCAGGGACATGAAGCATCAGTTGAACTCAAAGAACCCGATGCACAGTTGTCATTCATATCAATCAATCGACGCTTAGCTTCTAAGATAGCACTTCGCCTAGACGGCATCTATTTCAATACACGACAGGATTGGAATGCCATGAACACTCCAATCAAAGCTTCGCATGACTTAGCCGATCTAGTCATTTATCAGTCTAATTTCAACAAGAGGTTGACAGAAAAATACTTTGGATCATCGAAGAAGTCAGTAGTGATAGGCAATGGAACGTCGCTAGATGACATCAGCAGGATTGAAAAGATACAACATACAAGGCTAGACTCGTTTAGCGAAATCTGGTGCTGTTCTTCTTCTTGGCGTCCACACAAACGCCTAAAGTCTAACGTTGAATACTTCTTAGAAATGCGACCTGCCTCTGCAGGTCTTATTGTCTTGGGTGAAAACCCAGATTACGTAATCAACGATCCAAACATACTATACGTCGGAAAACAGTCGTGGGAGACTTGCATATCGATCTACAAAAGATGCAAGAAATTCATACACCTAGCTTTTCTAGACCATTGTCCCAACGTAGTAGTCGACGCTCGAGCTTCAGGATGTGAAATCGTTGTTGCAGGATCGGGTGGGACTCGAGAAATTGCAGGTCCAAATGCAATCGTCGTAAAAGACGCGGAGTGGGATCTTAGACCACTTGACCTTTATTCACCACCACTGCTCAACCCAGCTGACTCTTTTTTGAATAAGATAGAATCCAGCATAGACATTGGACAAGTAGCATTGAGATACGTTGATGCTATCGAGTCAATGGTAAGAGGAAATAATGAAGAAACAGATCCATGATTCTCTAAGCCAACTACTCGTCAAGAGACTAGAGAAGCACAACGGCAGTCGGCTCAACAAAGAAACTTGCACGACTATCTATCGTGATATTTTTGAGTGCTTAGTAGAGGTGTTTCAAGAAACACAGGCAAATCTCTCGAATGAAGCATTGAATCTAGTGTCTCAGATGTATTACGATTCAATAAACATAAGAGACAATAACGGAAATTCCCAAGAGCTTGATCCCAACGTATTTGATAAGAGAGCAAAATTAGAAAATATCGAAACTAGAGAAATTGCTATGTTGGCAACTATGTTTAATGGTACAGCATTTGCACCCATATTCGTCCACACCGTGAAGAAAAGGTCATGAAGGTCTATGTTCTTCCCGCACATGAAGACTGGGTAGTTGATCGATTCGTCAAAGAGTGGGCCGAAAGTAATAGTGATATTACCACTTTTGTACCCGAAGAAGCCGACGTGATATGGATCCTTGCGGGATGGTGTTGGAGAAAACTATCACCAGCGTTGTTATCAAAGAAGAAAGTAGTCGTCACGGTGCACCACGTTGTGCCCGAAAAGTTTGATAATCTAAAGCTTGCTGACTTCATCGAAAGAGATAAGTTTGTAACAGCGTATCACGTATACAATCAAGTCACTTACGATTTTGTAAGGTCAATATCTAAAAAACCCATTCAAATATTGCAATATTGGGCTAATCAAGACGTGTGGAAAAAAACGTCAGATAAAACTACACTACGAAACAAGTACAGACTTCCGCTAAGAGCGTACATTGTTGGGTCCTTTCAAAGAGACACCGAAGGATTTGATCTAAAGACACCTAAGCTTGAAAAGGGTCCGGACTTATTCGCGGATTATGTTACAAAACTGCATAACAAACTAGGAGGTCATAACTTACACGTTGTGCTGGCGGGTTGGCGCCGTCAATATGTCATCTCACGGTTGAAAGAAAACTCAGTTAATTTCTCGTATTTTGAACTTCCTGATCAGCACACTCTAAACGAACTATATCAAACTTTAGACCTGTATCCTGTCACAGCCAGGTATGAAGGTGGTCCTCAAGCACTGATCGAGTGTGGGTTGTTAGATGTGCCTGTTGTGTCAAGGAACGTTGGAATTGCACCATATGTTCTACCCAGTGAATCGATAAATGACGATGTGGAATTAGCAGTACCCAACGTCCCTTCAGTGGAATTGCTAAAGATACCCGCTAGCTTTCAGAGATATAGACGCTTTTTGGAGACGTTACCTTGAAGATCTATTTCAATAGAAAACCCGTAGAGGGACCGTGGGGTGGTGGGTCAAAGATGCTGACTTCAATAGTCAATGAATGTATTAGCAGGGGGCACAAAGTCTATTTTGAGAATGAAGTTTCGTTCTTTGATGTCGACACCATTTTTTGTATGGACCCTCGGCCGACTCAGTACGGATCACATACGGACTTGATTAGAGCTAAAAAGAAGGGTGTCAGAATTCTACAGCGAGTCGGTGATCTTGGGACACACGGAAAACCTGAACTGTTCACGCTGCAAAAAGAATTAGCTCTTGAATCGAATACAGTAGTTTTTCCAAGCACATGGGCCAAAGAAAGTCTGGGTACTAGACCCGACGGTATAGTCATACACAACGCTCCACTACCTGATTTCATAAGCCCTAAGCCCGTCTCCGAGAGTAATGGCACCGTCAAGATAGTCACACATCACTGGTCTGACAACATGATGAAGGGGTTTGACACATACAAGCGTTTAGATGATCTCTGCAACAAGAGCAACGGCAGATTCTCTTTTACTTTCATAGGAAGAAAACCGATTGACCTTCAGATCACAAACCACATCAATCCGCTCGATGTTTGCGGGCTGGTGAAAGAGCTACCAAAACACGACGTTTACTTCACGGCTTCTTTGTTTGAAGCTGGGGCAAACCATGTGCTTGAAGCAATGGGCTTGGGACTACCCGTCTTGTTTCATAAAGATGGTGGAAGCATCCCAGAATACTGCAAAGGTCGAGGTGCCCAGTATTCAACACCAGAGGAAGCATTGACGATAATCAGCGAGGGGAATATTCCTCTGCAGGTATTGCCTCTTACTCGTACGTCACTTGATGCAGCTAGAGAATACGTTAACCTGATGGAGACGATGCAGTGAAACTCAATATCAGCATTGATGATGTAACACCTCACCCGTTTTCTTCGACCAAAGTATTAGACAATTGCGCTCCAATAATTGAAGCATTTCCTGATGTAAAAATATCGTTGTTTGTACCTGTGGCATACTGGCGGACGACTAGACCCGGAATCGCAACCCCGCACCCATTGATGATTGACAAATTTCCTGAATTTTGCAACAAGATAAGAAGTCTGCCCGCTGAAACATTCGAGGTATGCATGCATGGTTTTTACCATGGTATACCGGGCAAGTCAGATAATGATGAATTCCAGTATCTGACTTATCAAGAAGCTCTTGATAAATTCTCACAAATATCTGAGGTTATTACTAATTCGGGATTAACTGATGTTTTCAAGCCTGTGTTTAGGCCTCCTGCCTGGCGTATGTCACCCGATGCAATCAGAGCAGCAAAAGATTTTGGCATTCGGACTCTTGCTCTATCGCCCAAGGAGTATGCTAAAAGCACTTATGCAAAGTCTGATGATACGTTCGGCAACGTAGTTTATTACACTTGCAATCCTCCCTTTGACCCATTGTCTCACTTTGAAAAAAATGAGATTGTTTATCACGCTTGTGAGTGGGACAAAAACTATCTGAGCAAAGACCTTGCTAGCCAATTAATAACTTGGATTGATAGACAACGTGTACAATTCTGTTTTATTGAAGAACTATTGTAACAGATGCAATGGGGAAATCTGATCCTTACATTTTTCAAGAATACAGATCAGCGCTAGAAGGTGTTGCAGCCAACTCCATAGCATTCTTGGGATTCCAGCAAGAGAATTACTTTACTCAAACACTACGTGCGAATGAAAAGCATTTTTATGATGTCACCTTAGGAAACTGGGACATCAATAGTGAATGGAAACTTTCACAGAACTATGACCTGATAATCTGTACAAGGTGTGCCTATTTTTCGCAAAATCCTGATGACTTTGTGTTGAGGATTAAAAGATACTTGAACCCCCAGGGTTCTTCATTAGTTGATTGGGGTCTGGGAGACCACTGGCGGTTCAAGAATTACAAGGTCGGATGGGTTAGAGACGGAGAGCATGAGTCGGCATATTTTGAAGACAATTTTCTTCATTCTTGTTTTTGGAATGATACCCTTCTTGAAGATCAAGAAGTGCAAAAATTTTGGTCTGCAGTAAAGCAAAATCCCAAGTTTGGGTACAGAGATTCAGATTCTTTATTCGACGTTGTCAGGCAAGAAGTACCTAGAATCACGACGTACGATTGCAAAAAGATAATCAATAGATTTCTTTGGCCTGAGTCTCCACAGTTGTATACGATAACCCTGTTTGAGAAATGAAATGTACAAAGACATTTATGATGCATGCAACAAGATCAACGAAGGGCGATCTACTTTATCGATCGTTGACTTGGGTGCACGATACGGTGAAGGGTATGAGCTGTTCGGAGTCAATTATCCAGAAGCATCTTATACATTTGTCGAACCTTCGGATCGCTGTACACCCAACATCAAAAATCTAATATCAAAATATCCCAATGCAAAGCTTAGATTAATCGACGGAGTCTTGGGTTCTAAAAGTGGAAAATTAGAATTTTTCCAATTAGAGAATGACAACGATCAATCAGGAAATCTATTTTCAGACAGGGATGGATGTTATGGCCCTTCAACTAAAAAGACAGTAAATGTGTATGACTATAAATCTATCTTTTCACAGATAGATTTTGTCAAATGCAATATTGAGGGTGCAGAATACTCGTTGATTGAGGGAGGTTTTTTTGATATTGTGAATTGCTTTGTGATGGAAGTCCACAATTCGCATGTGCCAAATAAAAACTACAAAAACGCAATAGATCTACTCAGTTCAAGGTTTGATCTTACACTGTGGGGCAACCCCCATTACAAATATTGCTTTATCAACGGAATCAAAAAATGACAATTGGCGCATTTTATGTAGAAGATATGACCTCTCTAAGGTATGCTATCCCGTTCATAAAAACTACAAAGCGTTTGCTGAATGTTGATGTTCCTCTACTGTACAACTCAAAAGCAAATTTGCACAAGTACAATTCAATCGATCGATACAAGGGTAGATTTGCTTCAATATGCAGAGACAACAACATAACAGTAAAAAACGTAGAACAGATTGACCATGTAAAAAGCTTGTTTTGCATTGAGAATGTAACAGGTGGGATTGTTTTTGAGAATTGTTATTCAATACAGCACGGGTTTGATTACACCGTTTTGCATGATAAGTCAAAATCGACTTATCTAGTCTCAGAAGAATATTTCAAAAATGAACTAGAAAAGCTTGGTAAAAGCGCAATAGTAACTCCCACTCCAATAGCTTTTTGGGATTGGAAATTCTATATAGACAATGTTGGACTTGTCGGCGTACCCGTGTCTGAGAAGATTTCTACGCTCTTTTATCCGGAGAGCGGATTACAAGATATTTTTCAGCTGGTCAAAAAACGACTTGAGTCCTTGGGTTACAAAATTTGCATCAAGCAGAGGTTAAAAAATCAGCTCGTCGTGCAGGGATATGAAAATGTTTTCTACGATGATCTTTGGTATCCAACAGAATCGATACTTCTACCCATAATCAGCAATTTCTCAGTTGGACTTGGAACATCAGCTTATACTGATTTAGTGCATCTCAATAGAGAATTTATTGATCTTAGCATACCTGATTATTCAAAAAAATACTACAAACCACAAAAAGAAAACTTCACATCTATTTCAAGTGATTACTACCAAAATTTCTGTAAATTGGTACATAAGGAAATTACCTTAGAAGAAAAGCTAGCAAATCCATGCGACGACCTAGTGATTTTTGATTTCTTACAGCGGATTATCTATGAATGACTATTGCGATAAAACTGTTTTAATCACAGGTGGAACGGGTACTTTTGGTAACAACTTTGTTGACAATGCTTTGTCAAAAAACATCTTCAAGAAAATTGTGATATTGAGTCGTGATGAATTCAAGCAATTCAACATGAAGTCTCGACTTGAGTCAAAATTTTCTTCGATTAATGGTAGAGTCAATTTTATCATAGGCGACATTCGCGATGAAGCAAGACTCGAAACTGCATTTAGAGGCGTCGATTTTGTAATCAATGCCGCCGCGTTGAAGCATGTTCCTGTGTGTGAGTACAATCCACAGGAAGCTGTCAAGACAAATGTCATGGGTACGATGAATGTTTGTTCTGCTGCGTCAAAAGCAGGTGTATCAAAAGTAGTTCATCTGTCCACTGATAAAGCGTGTGAACCCATAAATTTCTATGGGTCTACGAAGCAGCTTGCAGAAAAGTATGTCGTGCACTCCAACAATTTTTCTTTTGGAACTCGACTTTCCTCAGTTAGATATGGAAATATCATAGGGAGCAGAGGATCAATCGTTGAGACTATTTTAAAGATGGTTGATTCTAAAAAGCCAATCAACATCACTGATCCTGAGATGACTCGCTTTTGGCTACCCATAAATCAAGCAGTCGAAATGGTCCTGTGGACACTTGACAACATGCTCGGTGGCGAAGTGGTAATACCCTTCGCTGGTTCTTCTGACATCGTCTCTATGTCAAGAATTGTTTGCCGTGCTGCAAACAAAGAATTCAAATATACGGTTGGTGGCACTCGTCCCGGTGAAAAAATTCATGAACAACTAATGGCAAGAAATGAATTTACAAGATCGAGGATCTCTAATTGTAAAAACTACGTGATAGTACCCCCAGAAGACCCGGGATGGGATTATAAGCTTATTGATAAGCTTGCTGATCTTTATCCAACCCAATCAAGAAGAACTTCTTTTTCATCTTCAGATGAAGATTTTTTGCTTGATGATGAACACCTGTTTGATTTGGTAAAAGAATATTGCAATGCATGATTATGCAATATTTGTTCAAGCAAGATTAGGGTCAAAAAGATTTCCAAAGAAAGTTTTGCAAAACTTAGCTGGAAAAAGAGTTCTTGATCACGTTATCAATGCTTGTCATGAAACCGGGTTAGAAACGTTTCTTTTAGTACCGTATTCAGACGAATCTGTCTTCAAAGAATCTTTTGATGTCAAAGTGCATGCTGGGCCTGAAAATGATGTTCTTTCGAGGTTTGTATCTTGTGCACGCTCAAACGGTGTTTCAAACGTCGTAAGAATTACAAGTGATTGCCCATGCTTACCCGGCAGTCACATATCAGCCGTTGTAGATGAACACAGAAAGCTAGGTGGGTTTGTAACGAACGTGTCGTATTCACCAGACTCTTACGAGTCGTTGACACACGTCCCCGATGGATTTGATGTTGAGATATTCACTTATGACCTGCTAGAAGAAGCAGATCGGTCATCTACTGAACCTAAAGATAGAGAGCACGTAACGTCTTGGATGAGAAAGCAAAAATCAATCAATATTGTCGATTTTGCGCTGTCGGTAGAGGGAAAATTCTCTCTTGACACGACTGAAGATTTAGATCGCTTAGAGAAAAGTTACGAGTTATTGCGAAGTCTAAAAACGCAGAGAAGAGCACCTCTTTGAGGTGATTTAAGCGATGAAAGCATGTATCGTAGGATATGGCAGCATAGGCAAGAGGCACCACAGAATACTCAAACAATTAGTTCCTAATATTACTGTGGATATTTATGATCCATTTTTAGGCTATAACGATAAGCCATCAGACCAGTATGAATTAGGCCTAGTCTGTACAGCCACATCAAGACATTTAGAAGATGCTATGTCTCTAAAAGACATTTGCAAATTGCTGTTTGTAGAAAAGCCGCTACACACATCGCTAGAAGAAATCAGAGCTTCACGGAAAGACCTTGCAACTTCCAACGTGCATGTCGGGTGTAACATTAGATACACTGATGCTATAGAAAAGTTGAAGAACCTTAAGGACAAAGCTCGGTTGGTCAACGTTACTTCCATGTCAAACCTCCTGGCATGGAGGGATGACCCGCACAGAAAAGCATACTCATTCCATAGGCGGATGGGCGGCGGAGTTCTCATGGATTTTGTGCATGAACCTGACTACGTGTATAGTATTTTTGGGCTACCCAATGAAGTGAAGATTTTTCAGGGAAGATTGCATAGAGATTTCACAGTCGACTCTGATGATACTTGTTCTATGATTTGGTCCTATGATAAGGCGTACATCACTTTTTCTTTATCATATTGTTCAAAAGAGTATGTTAGAAAGTACGACGTCTTATGTGAAGACGGTAGTAATGTGACAGTTCAAATCACAAAAGACGATATAGAGAAATCTTATACAAAACAATGGGAAGATTTATTGCAAAATGGATCTAAAAATTCCTACACTGATTGCTTACAGTTATATGGCAAATTGTTAGAAGGTTGAACAATGGACGAAAATGCGCTTTGGGAAAATGCACTACGTTTGATGCCTCGAGGCACTCAAACGATGAGCAAATGTCCCGATCAGTTTGTTGACGGTGTATATCCAAAATTTGCTACACACGCTAAAGGAACAAAAATTTTCACATCATCAGGTGAATCATACCTTGACTATATGTGTGCTCTTGGACCCATCATCTTGGGGTACAACCATGACAGAACAAACACGGCAATAAAAGCTCAGCTTGAGAAGGGAATCATTTTTTCTCTTCCAACGGTCTTAGAGCAAGAATTAGCGCAACTGATTTGTGATGTCGTTCCCTCCGCAGAACAAGTTAGATTTGCAAAAAACGGCACCGATGCTGATCTTGCTGCAGTGAGAATTGCTCGATCAGCAACCGGAAGAGAGCACATTGCTAAGTGTGGATACCACGGTTGGGGCGATTGGCATGCTGTGTCCATGAATCCCTTGGGTGTGCCATCCACGCTCAAAGAATTTATACATGAATTCCAGTATAACGATCTGACTTCACTTGAAAACGTCCTCAAGACCTACTCTGTTGCAGGAGTGATACTTGAAGCACAAGCTCTAACGCATCCTGCACCCGGTTTTCTCGAAGGGTGTCGGTCGTTGTGTGATAAATACGGTGCCCTACTGATATTCGACGAGGTAGTGACGGGTTTCAGGTGGTCTCTTGGAGGTGCACAAGAGAGATTCGGTGTGATTCCTGATCTAACGTGCTTGGGTAAAGCAATTGCAAATGGCATGCCATTATCTGCGATTGCTGGCAAGGCAAGATACATGAAAGAGCTAAACACAGCATTCTTCTCAATGACCTTTGGAGGTGAATGTCTCTCATTAGCTGCGGCCATTGAGACAATCAAAGAATTGAAAGAAAAAGACTATTCTCACATCTGGAAGCTGGGTGACATGCTGGAGAGCGGTATGAGACAGCTAGCAATAAAGCACGAGCTAGATGTCAACTTTGCTGGGTCAGGACCACGGCACAATCTCTCGTTTGGCGATACACACCCTGATAAATTGGGCATGAAAGATCTCTTTTTTCAGGAGATGGTAAAGCAAAAAATCCTATTCCCGAACGTCATTTACATCAATTTTGCACATACTGAAGATGACATTCAACAAACTCTAGAAGCAGCCGACAAGGCATTTCAGACTGTGTCAGCTAATAAAGATGCGGTCGATTCTGTGCTGCAGGGTAAAAGATCAATTTCAATTTTTAGGAAGAACACATGAACACTCAGACGAAAAGTATTGCGGTAGTTGGTCAAGGATTTGTGGGTGGATCACTGGCAACAGTCTTTGCAGAAAGAGGATTCAACGTATACGTCTACGACAAGGCAGGAAAAGCTGCGGCCGGAACAATCACACTTTCGAGTGAGGCGGCAAGCATATCAGGGCTCGTTGAGCATTGTGAAGAGAAAGTAGAGTCTTTTTCAGGTGTATATTTTGTTTGCTTGCCCACCCCAATGTATGATGATGGGTCTGCTGACTTATCAATCGTAGAGGGTGCTCTTGAAGAATTGGCAGCGACCCCCGGAGAAAGAATTGTGGTGGTTAAGTCCACAGTTCCACCTGGAACTACAGAAAATTGGAACAAGAAGTATGATGGGACCGGTCTCCACATCGTCTTCAATCCAGAGTTCCTCACTGAGGCAAATGCACTGAATGACATGCGTGAACAAAATCGAATCATCCTCGGTGGTCCTCGCCCGTGGATCAATGTTGTGAAGCAGGTCTTCGGCACTGCTTTTCCAAAGGTGCCTATTGTGAAGACTTCTTCCACGACCGCCGAGATGGTGAAGTATCTCACTAACAACTTCCTCACAGTCAAGGTAGCGTTCGCAAACGAGATGGCACAGGTCTGCGAGGCCCTGGATAAATCCGGACTTAATGTGGACTATGATAAGGTTGTCGAATATGCGAAATATGACAGACGACTAGGAGAGAGCCACTGGGCGGTCCCTGGACCGGATGGCCACCGCGGGTTCGGGGGTAGCTGTTTCAGCAAGGACATTAATGCCATGATCAGTGTTGCAAGTGATCTTAATGTTGACGCCAAGGTTATGAAGGCTGCGTGGGATAAAAATCTTGAAGTAAGACCAGAACGTGACTGGGAACAATTAATCGGTAGAGCAGTCTCTGCAAAAAAAACTAAACAGTGACCGTCATGACCAAACCCAGACATCAACATCTATCTATTGACTAAAGAAGAATTTTTTGTCTCTAGGGATTGATGTTGTAAAAGAATCAAAGTCAGTTCAGTTAGACAGCTCCAAGAAGTCGTCTCTTTGAACTAAAGAAAAGACGTAGTGTATGGTGGTAACACCATGCAAGAAAAGTCGAATTTTGAGACTCTCCCCACTGGAAAGCCTCATGTATCGTTCTCTGAAGTGAAACTCTGGAAGGAGTGCTCTTATCGACACAACCTAGCATACGTCAAAAAAGTTGATCTATCTAAGCCATCGACCGTCTTAGAATTCGGCACAGCAGTTCACGCTGCATGTGAAGACTATCTACTTACTCGTGTTATGAAACCTGAGATATGCATCAATCACCTCCAGGAAGCTTGGAAAAAAAATGAGGGCGTTGATGGATTCACTCAAGCTGCATACACAAATGCAGTAGTTGAATCAACAGCAATTCTAGCAGAAATCCCTACATTTTTAGACGAGAATTTCCCTGAGTGGTCAGTAGTCGATGCTGAGCATGCACTATACGAACCTATTGAAGGTCATTCACACGCTTTCAAGGGATTCATCGATGGCGTGATCAAGTGCAAAGGAAAACGTGGGGAGGACCTGTACTGGATCATTGACTGGAAGACCTCTAATAGAGGGTGGTTTAGAGAACAAAAGCAAGACGTAACCAAGCAATACC